TATGATCATTATTAACGAAGATACTCTAATCCACACTGATTCTTCATCAGATGTCATTCAACACTTTGGTGTTAAGGGTATGCGTTGGGGACAGCGACGTAGTAGCGCTAATGGTATGCCTCGAATCGGTCAATTCTCCGGACGTATTAAAAAGAATCTTGTTGCTCGTAAGAACATGAAGCGCGCTAACGAAAAGAAGATTGCTGCTATGTCTAAGAATGATCCGAAACGTCGAGAACTAATTAACAAAAATAAGGACTTGACAAACATGAACCAAAAAGCAGCTCTTCGTCTAGTTCGTAACCAAAATATCAAGAAAGGTGTTGTTGGCGCTGCCAGTGGAGCAGCTGCACTTGCCACTCAATACCAATTAATGAAATACACAGACCCTCAAAAAGCTGATACAATGAAACGTATTGTCAAAGGCGCTGGCGCTGCAGTTAAATACGGAGCAGCTAAAGCATACAACCATGCTAAATATAACATGGGTGGCGTAGCCAAACGTAAATATATGTAACTCGCAGTTTTTACACATCCTATAATGAATAAAATATTATAGGAGGTAGTCTATATGATTACGATTGAAACTAAATTGGAGCAAATGAAGAAAGCTGTTGAAAGCTTTATGGAAATATCAGAATTTCATTTTCAAGCTATGGAAACTCTTCTATTACTCGAAGGACGAGCTGATAGAATGGAGGAACTACGAGTATTGATTAGAGAAATTCGAGGTATTATCAATGGAGCAAAAGACAACTTGAATTCACACAATGCTGTAAAATTAATGTTACAAGTAATTGAAAAGAATGACAACACTCTAGAAGATATTCTAGGAATGAAACCAGAGGAATACGCGCCGAAACTAACGGTTCTAAGAAAGGCTTTAGGTAGCCCGAAATAGGATTAACGTTGGAATTCGCAAGGATTCCTCTTTTTGAAAAAAAGGAGAACTAAATGAACTACATATCAATGGATTCATCTCAAGATATTATTGAGCATTATGGCATCAAAGGAATGAAATGGGGTATTAGGAGTAGACATAGTGGTCTTAAAGATAGACATACTCAATATAAAAAGTCTAAGAAATTATATAGCCAAGCTGTTGATGCATTAATGACTCGTGGCGAACAATATCGAAATCTTGCAATGGGACGTCAATTCGATATGAACGCAGATAAACATTTATATAAATCTGAAATGTATGCGCATTTATACAAAGAGAAAACTGATAAAGCTAAGAAAAAAGGTAAAAATATAGCTAAAAAGACAGCCGATAAATTGAAAAAACGTAGCGATGATGCGTATGAGAACTATGTTGTAAATGCTACATTGGCAAACAAATACTATGACAAACATAATGCAGGATTATAGTAAAACTAAATCCCAAAAATTCCCTGGGAGTGATTTTTAATCTCAATTTCGCAGAAATTACACATCCTATAATGAAGAAGATAGCTCAGCGGGAGAGCATCCGGCATCGTACGGAGGGTCGAGGGTTCAACTCCCTCTCTTCTTTATTTTTTCGCAGAAATTACATACCATATAATGAAGGAATATGCTTAGTAGGTTTTAGGAAAGCATCCAGAAATGGAAGTGCGGTGCGATGCCGCACATTCAATCCTTCGTTTTTTTTTTTTTTGAGAAAGGAGGCTTTTATGCCAGTAAGTAAGAAACGTAAGACAGCGAAGAAAAATCCTCGTCGCTATGGAACAACCAAGCATATTCCAAATGTGGTATCGTTGGAATACAAGTATATTCATGGTCATTATGAACCGAAGACAGATGAGTTCCGACTCTATGTCAATATGGTTTGTAATGGAGCACCTATTATTTGTTCGGGTTATATTGACCCAGATCAATCCTATTTCAAAGGCATTCGTGTACATAATCCAAAACCTATCAAAGGGCACACTGCTCAAACTATATATGTTACAAAGAATGATGCTCCTCATTTTTTCAGCACTATCAAAGCTTACGTACACACTGTAGGTGATTTATTGGATAATGGGGACGACATGATTCCGACCTTAGATGTTAGCAATGATGGCGGATATTTTAAAGATAAAGATATTCCAACCTATCGTACACTAAAGGAAACGCAGGAATTACAGGTCCTATAATGAATAAATATTAATTATAGGAGAACTAATTATGGAAATCGTAATGACTATTGGTAAAGTATTTTTAATCGCATTCGGACTTGTTGGAGTATATGTTCACTACAAACAAGCAACTACAGAGATGGAAGACTTTACTGAATAAATGAATCACTGATGTGGTTCTTCTTTTTTGATTTCGCAATAATTACATACCCTATAATGAAAGAAAAATATTTTAAAGGAGGCATTATTATGCGTGACGTTAACAAAGGATTATTTGGATTATACAATTATAAAGGATCTGTATTGGAGATTACTGCTAAAGATAAATTACCAAAAGTTTATCTTAAAGCATTCACTCAAGGATTTCTTGATGGTTGTATGGTGACTGGAATAATTGTGTTTGGCGCTAGCTTATATGCAGCAAAGAAAAATAAAAATTAATCAAAGATAGGATCGAATCAATCGGTCCTTTTCTTTTTTGATTTTCCTAAGCATATCATAAATAATTATTTTAAGGAGGAAGCCTCATTTATTGTCAGTTTTTAACAATGGTATGCTTTGGTAAGTCATTAGAAGGAGGTATAAACTATGGCTTTAATTTTATCACTAATATCAATCGGTATTAGTTTCATTACTTTGTATCGAATATACAAAGAAGACAAGGATTTAAAAGATTGGAGGAAAAGAAAATGAATCCTATTAATTTTGTAACTCGTCCAGAAATGGCAAATTACAGCAGCGCTGATATAGTCTTACTATCATTTCTTAAATCAATTATGTACGACTATAACCGAACAACTGATCCTATGGATCGAGCATTAATTGTTACAATTCTTTCTTCGTTGCCACGAGTACATAAATTTGAGACACAAGAAGCGTCTAACGATGCAACTCAATCATTTTTTAATGCTAATGGCGCGGCTACCATGCAAGATATGATGAATGGAGCATATAATCCTGAAATTTTAAAAGAACGTTTAGATAAAATTGTACAATCATTTGATAAACTATCTAAGGGATATTAGAAAGGAACTATTATGACTGAAGTTAAACTTCACACCAAACCAACACAAATCAATAGACAAAATCCAATTAAAGTTTTAGAGATAGGTGGCGTTATTTGCTGGTTATATTACTTACCAAAAAATGGATACTACGTACTATTCAAGGTTGCAAATAGTGTTTCAACAGCGTCATTAGCTGGCTTTGATGAGAATGATGAATTTAACACTCTTTCAAATTCTGAAACAGAGATTCATACAAGAACAGATTTAGTGAATTATTTTAACTCCTGGAACGATTTAACAAAATTTGATATTGTTAAAATCCAGGAAGATATTCTTAAAATGGAATTGGAAAAAGCGCAGGATTTACACGCCCTATAATGAAATAAAATTATAGGAGGAACAATGATATGTTCAGAAAAATTGTAAGAGAAGTTGGATTTCGTACTTTGGCTTTATACGCCGTGCTTGAGGAAGCTTATGTAGATAAGCTTGAAAAGCAAGGATATATTAACCAAGACGGAGCACAACATAGAAGACGATTAGATACTGTACATAAAGTATTGAACAAACTTCGTAATGAAGGTTTCTAATGAAGATGACTTTGGTCATCTTTTTTTTTTCGGAGGTAAGATAATGACAAGAGCAGACAGGAAATTTATTCCTATTAAACCAGAGGTTAGTAAAGGCATCACGTATGCAGTTCTTGCTATATGCGTTCTAATGTTAAGTAAGAAAGGAAAATAACGATGAATAAAGATAACCCAATCGACGCTTATATTTTTGATAAGTGGGAGAAAGAACTACAAGGTGCTGTTGTGTTAAATAATTGCGAAAGAAGTTTAACGAAAGCTGCATTTTTGTTTGTAGGAGCTGGTATTGCTAGTATCTTATTAGCAAAAGGCGCCCATAATATGCGAGTTAATGGTGAGAAAGCACTTATGCATGAAATGTTATCTGATAAGGAACTAATGCATTTGTTCGAAATGGAGGTTAACAAGTAATGTATATTTTGAATAGTAATAAACTAAAGAACAGACCTGTTTGGATTACGTGGTTATTCTTCAATCGGCGTTTACAAAAGGATATTAAGGAAAGTATTCCTATTTTAAAAGAGGATGTTTCTAGATTGGACACTGTTGAGAACAAAGTTCATGAAGCAAAGATGTTGTCTCTAGAATTATCTATCGCTGAATTAAAATATGGGATGGATCATATGTTAGATACGATTATGGGTATTGAAGATGGATGGATCCCTTATCGAGATATTTCGTATCTGATTTTTATGTTGAAAATATTGGACAAGACACTACAAGAAGTAGAATTTAAGAAGGAGTTAAGTGATGTTTAAGAAACTATTTGAGATTGAAGAAGTTGAATTTGACGATAAGGACATGCAAGAAGCATATTTTAGAGGTATGCATGATGGGAAAGCTAATCAAGAGCTCCACAACGCTCTTTTTATGGCAGGATCTGGAGTATTAACAGCGATTGCATATTTGATCCTTAACCGACGCAATACTCGTATGAACCGTGAGTTAAATGAAGCGATTACCGAAGAAGGTAAGCTAGGAGAATCACTATTTCTTAAGGAACAGAATGATAAATTGCGAGAAATGTTTGGAGATGACGAATGAGACCTATTGATCGTGTTATTGTAAAAGTTAATAATAAGGTATATTCCTTTCTAGATCCATTATTGTTAGATGAAACAGAGAGACCATATTGTTCAAATGATGGTACAGTTAACAAATTAGCAGTCGTGATTCCGTATAATAAAGATTTTATTAATGATATAGTTATAAAGTCAAACAAAACATTCAAAATGCTAAAAATATCTAATACAATTTTATCTTTAAATGGGACACCTGTTTATACTTTTATAATCGAGAGTATACAATGTGACAGTGTGAATCTAGTTCTAAAAATGGTTTGTCCATATTGAGGTGATAGTATGATTAGTAGACTTATTGTTAAGTATCTCATTATACTTGTGAAGACTTGGAACACTGGGGTGACCATCTAAGAGTTAAACCGTATTTTCCTTCACATATGAAGGTAGTTGAGGCTTTATATTCAGATTTGTTAAGATCCGAATATTATGATTCAAATGAACTCATTGTTTCAGAATTATTTGGCAAACTCTATAAATTGGTACATATTACTAAGGAATTATATAGAGATTCTGTATACAAGTGTTTCACGATTATAACACTCGAACAGATAGAAGTACCTACTCCGCAGGATTTCCATATGCTATAATGAAAGGAAGGTAATAAACTATGCATGATATTTTAATGTCCATCGCATTCGATGGTTTAGATAGACAAATTGAAGAATTGAAAATTCAAATGGCTTTGTCTAATGATGTTAACGAGGTTCAGGATTTGAATCTGAAATTGGCTAAGTTGATGGCTGTTCGAAACGAACAGAACAAAAACAAAATCAAACCAGAAACTATATTCAACGCCGTCGTGAACACTGTTGGTATTGCAGCCGTATTGAAATTCGAAGAATTCAATATTATCTCATCGAAACTATGGGGAATGGTATCAGGACGATTTTTTAAATAACATATAAGGGATTACGCATCCCTTTCTTTTTTCAGAGGTAAGAAAATGATAAACTCATTATATAAAGTAACAGGTCATGTAAGTCCAAATGACGAAAAGGCTTTTGTATTGATAATAGAAAATGATGATTTAAAAATGCTAAAGGATTCATTTAAGAACCATAAAAGTATTAGAGATAATGTCGAATTTTTAGTTTCTAAAAATTTTTTTGGAAGAAACGGAAACATATCCCAATAAATTCATTATTATAGATATTGATCCAATTGTTTTGGATGACTCTAAAAACACATATTACTATAAACTATATTGTTGTGGGGATAATGAATTAGATTCAAAAACGGACGTACTTAAACTATTTTTTGAAAAATTTTACGGAGGTAGAAGATAATGGCAGAACCATTTTACAAAGTGTCAGTAGACAAATTCAAATCACCAAGATCGTTTTGTATCCGTATCACAACGGATAACCAGAAACTAGCTATGGATGGATACACCAATTTCCATCAAATGCATTCAGATGTAATTATTTTAGATCTAAAAAATATTTTCGATGGTCCAGATATTCTAGCATATAAGTTACCTGAACGCTGTTTGATTATGAGCATGGATAAACTTTCATACGATATTAACGACGGTAAATGGACGTACAAAATGTATTGTTATGGTACATTTAAACGTATGTCGACAATCAAAATGATTGAACAACACTATCACGATTTATACGCAGGAGTAAAAAATGACTAGACCAATTGTTAAGACATCTGCAGAATTCAAACAAACGGTAATTGATATGGTGAAAGCAATGCCGTTAGATGATTTTCTGTTGATGCCTCAAAAAGAAATCGACAAGTATATCGCTGCGTGGACAGACTCAGATCCCGAAACAGGTATCAGTCCTGCGCAGGTAGATTACAAACAATATTTCCATTTCATTATGACTTTACCAGAAGAGATGCATATTTTGGACATGGATTTATATTACTTTAGAATCGCTCGTAAGATTGTAAACAACATTCTGTTATCTATGTTGGAAACATCTTATTATAAAACTGTATTTGGCAATCATGATGTGGATCATGAGAACTATAAATTACTATATGAGCTTATCTCAGAGACCGCAGATCGTATCGAGACTAATCCAGATAATAAGCGAGTATATATGAGTGCTAAAGAATTGAAGGATGAGTTTGGAGCATATTACGACTTTGTCGTAGAAGAATATAATGAGCATGGAGGCTGAACCGATGAACTCTACAGGACAATATACCCTCATATTGTCTAAAGGTGATTTCTATGATACGGTGGTAGCTAACGTCAAAAACCTACCGTTACAAGAGATGTTTTTCATAGACGATTGGTATATTGAGCGTTTGATACGTAATTGGAGTCATAGAAGATTAGACAAAGAGTATAGACGGTATATTTTCGGGTTACTAATGGTGCCTGATGAGACTATTAAGATTGATTCGCGACTCTGCTTGTGGAATATTACAAGAGAAATCGTGGACGAGTTAGTCAGTTGCCTTGCAGAAGGCTTTTATTATGACGATCAACTCAGTGTCATAGGCGAAAACCTGTGGTTCGAACCTTTCGATCATCATGAAGATGATAAGGTTGCCCCTGAAAAGATCAGATATTTCTTAGATATTTTGGATACAATCTACGACCGAGTAGATGCAAACGGGTGGGATACCCTCACCTGGCTTAGAAAAACTATAGGAGAAGATTATTTAACATGAAGCACCATATTCACTTGAGACTGTCGGATGATGAAATGAATGAGTTAGCAAATGCTTTTCATTCTTGTGATAAAGAAGTAGAAATAACCATTCCGAATACACATTATGTCATTCATGTAGAAAGGGACGATAATGACTAACGTATTATATAACGATAGGGCGTATGTGGACGCTCTATATGACAGCATGGAAAGAGTATATTTTAATGATATTCAATACCCGGCACCAAACCCAGTCCATTATTCATTCACAGTTAGAGCGGATGGAATGAGTTTACAAAAATGGCTGAAGTATCGAAGCAGCGAGGGTTATCGAGAAATCAATAAGATACGAGCCAAACGAGGATTACTACTAGTGAAACCATTTGCTAGTAGAGAAGCATGTTTAAGGTGCCTGTAATTCGCAGAAATTGCATGGCCTATAATGAAACGATAAAAGAAAAAGGAGGACAATATTATGTCAATGGAAAACGTTTCAAATAAATTTGAGGAAGCTGTAAAGCTTGCTGAAGAAGCTGCGGAAGCACAAGTAGAAAATACTGGAGCTGACGAGCAAGTAACAACAGATGATTCTGTTAACATGAAAATCGAGAAACCTAAAGGTAAGATTAAAGAACTTATCGTTAAGTATCGAGCACCTGTTAAGAAAATTGTCGGAGGCTTGATTGTTGGTGGTGTTGCGGTATTAGCCGCTTGTGCTGTAGGTTCTTACATCAAGAAAAACAGTGAAGACGAACAATTTGAAGACAATGTTATTGACGGTGAGTTCACAGAAAACGAATAACCGTTTCACCAGAATACTGAGAATTACTCTCGGTATTCTTTTTTTGTAATTAGAAAGGAGAAGCTAGTGAAAACGTTAATTGGCTTTGTGATGATGTTATTATCAGGAGGACTAATCTATGCTATGTGCTATACAGCCATGGTATTTTTCTTTGGATTAGATGTGAGAGTGTCAGGATTTTTGACAGGAGGTATCGTAGGGGTCGCACATTATGTGTGGGGGTATACAACAGGCGAAAACAAAAAGACTAGCGACGAATAATTATGGCAGTAATGCTTGAAGATTATGGAGCTGTCCGCGTCATGAATAATCAAATGGGATCATACACCTTTATTATTCCTTTGGATGGAGCACGAGATGTGACTCTGGCGGACTTAGCAACTGAATTAAATGTATATCGTGATTTGATGATATATCGAGGCGAGAAATACTACGCCTTAACCGGAGTAAGTAAGAGAATGGATCCAGTAGATGCAAGCTGGTCCGCAACTATAGAAAGTAGGAAAATATGACAAAGACTGACTACAATAAAGTAGTACAACAGAAACGAGTGGATTTGGACGATGCTGGAGAAGCTCTTGAGAAACATATTCAGCCAGTGGCCAAAGGTAAGGTTCGAAAACCTGGTGTTGGTAAATGGATGAGTAATGTCTTCTTTGGAGAAGAAGGGTTTCGTGGTATGGCTACTCATATGTTTACGGAGGTTATTGTACCTAGTATTCAGAATACTGTAGCTGACGTAGCGATATCTGCAGTGCAACGTGCCATCTTTGGGAATGATTATATCCACAGACGGAATCCAGGGAACTACTGGGGACGCACCCCAAACAATGTCACTCGTATGGACTCATGGCGAGGCGGAGGACAAAAAGATTACACACAATCGTATGCAAAGCGTAGCCGTTCGGCATCAAATTTCGTAGAAGAAATTGTATTCGAGACGCGTCAAGATGCGCAAGAAGTATTTAATATTCTCTTGGCTAATTTGGAAACGTATGGTGTGGTGACTGTTGGGGATTTCTATGAACTCTCTGATCAACCATCTAAATTTACAGACCAAGCTTATGGTTGGACCATTGCAAATGGTGGTCAAGGTTTAGCAGGAGCTCGTATTGTGGCGGCCCGTGGTGGAGGATTTAAAATCCAATTCCCTATGCCTGTGGAGGTGTGATATGTTTGATTGTGCAGAAGAGATTATGGCAATTTGCGGTATAACAGCAGTATTTTCATTAGGAACCGCTGCAGCATATTTTATCACCTTTCACAAAGTAAATGGATATCCAGTGATTCAAGGTTTATTCATCCTTATATGGGTGTGCTTGTTCATTATCTATCTCTTGTGGATATGGTATTTTATACATACCATCATCAAATGTATGCGAAAGGATACGTAAAATGACTGAAGATACACCTTTTGAACTAATGGATATTGATTCAGATGGAGACATTGTATCTACTGTTGATAATAAATTCAACGAACAAAAGAAACATTATATTAATGTGCTAGAAGCATTTTTTGGAGGAAAGTAAGATGGTAAAAGTATCTGTAGAGATTAGAAACCAATTCACTGGTAAGCTAATGAAGAAAGAGCATTTCGATGTAGATCTAGACGGAGATATTCTTTACGTTAAAGATAAACAAGGAAATGAAGTTGATGAGAGCCATTATATGCATGGTATTGTAGAATTTATGAAAGGACAAAACTAAAATGAAAAAAATGATTGGAACACTTGTATTGTTATGCACACCACCTGTTGGTTGGATTATTTTGGCGATATTATGGGTGGGTAAAAGCAAATGAGATTCATTGTAGGAATAATCATCGGTTTATGTATACTGTTGGTTAATTTCTCGTTGCTCACCTTTTTCAGCGTTTCTATGGGCAATCTTGAACCTACAAATACAAGCCGTATGGGCGTTTATATTTATTTGTGCCATTGATGTATTTATTGGTCTATCATGGTGGGAAGGACAATCTAAATGAAAACAAAAGAAATTAAATTAGGTTGTATTATTGTCAAGAATGGAAGCTATATCGATACCTGGCATGATATCGAAAGTTTAGACGAGTTCCAGGAAGGCTATATTATTGTACATAACAAAAAGATATTCCTATTCCGTAGAGATGAGGGATATCGTGTGAATGAGTTCTGGGATACTCCAGACTTATTTATTCGTCATCAGCAACAACAGCACGTTATTGATTCCTTAATCGATAAAACGTATGAAGAAATTACAAAGGAGCTAAAGAAATTAGATGAAAATTAGACTATATCCAAAAACACAAGTTAAAAGTAAAGAAAACCGTCCAATGTTATTTTCAGATTTGAAAAACGTTGTGTATACTAAGGGAATTGATCACGGTTGGACGATCGCGTTTGACCATGTTGATCATATTCATAAGACAGAAGAGATTCGCGGACATTCTGTATTCACATCCGAACACTATGCAGCGTTCACATTGTTGTGTGAAAACTATGGCGATGAAAAGTTAGCTAAAGATATTCTTGGAGGAAACTAAAATGAAATTACCAAACGTTAAAACAATCAAAGCAGCAGCTAAAACAACATATACTACATCTAAAATCTTGACGAAGAAGTATGCTCCGTTTATTTTACTTGGTGTCGGTCTTGCAGGATACGGATATTCTGTGTATGAAGGAATCAAATCTGGTAAGAAATTGGAAAAGACCAAAGCGAAGTACGAAGAACTTGATCAATCAAACATCCCATATTCTAAGAAAGAAGTGGTAATAGATATTGCGAAAGACGTAGCAGTGCCTGTAGCAGTTGCAACAGCATCTACTGCAGCAATTGTATTAGGTTTTGCTATTCAAACAAATCGTCTGAAGGCTGTATCTGCTGCGCTTGCGATGGCTACAGAAGAACATGCTCGTTATCGTTTACGTGCGAAGACTGTACTGGATGAAGAAACATTCAAGAAAATTGACGCACCTTTGGAAACAAAATCGGTTGAAGTCGATGGTAAAGAAATTGAAGTAGATTCTATCGTGCCTAATGAAGGTGATTTCTATGGCCGCTGGTTTAAATATTCTTCAAACTATGCTTCGGATGATCCAGAATACAATGAAGCTTGGGTACGTGAAGTGGATGATCTAATGACCGCTCGTATTTCCAAAGTAGGTATGATCACATTTGCAGAAGTATTGGATGCGCTTGGATTTGAAGTACCGAAAGCTGCGTTACCATTTGGATGGACTGATACCGATGGATTCTATATTGAATGGGATACGCATGAAGTATGGAACGATGACAAGCAAGAATATGAACCGCAAGTATACGTTCGCTGGAAGACACCACGCAACCTATATGCTACAACCAATTTCAAAGACCTTATGCCCAAGAAGACTAGAAAGGAATTGAACTAATGAAAGCTCCTGTCAAAGTTATTTTAACATTGGTAGGTGTGACGGGCGCTGGATATGGCGCCTATCGCATTTACAAATGGTGGAAGGAAGAAGATCAGCTAGAAGCTGAAGGATTATCTTATGAGGAACTAGTGGCTGCTGCCGAAGCTAAAAAAGTGGAAGAGAAACTAGAAGCAAATAAAGCGCGTGAAGAAGAATTTGACAAAGCGAAGCGTGAGATTGAGGGATTACCAGACGATGGAATGGACTGGTATAAAACTCCGGAGGGTGATATTCAACGTGAGTTGACACCATATGAAAAGAAATTTGGGGTTGACTTCAATCCATTAACAGAAGAGTTAGTAGAAGAATACGATATTGAAGGAAACGTATTTGAATTCGTACGTAAGTTTAAAGAAGGGACAAAGCTCTTAAACCACCGTGATGACAAACGCACTGTGAATGATATTATAGAGCAAACAAGGGAAATGACAGCACAAATTAAAGCTTTGAAAGTAAATGATATGGAGCACGACAAACGTATTTATGACGACAACACACAAGAGTCATACGATTACTACCGTGCATTGGTAATGGACAGAGCAGGAATTGAGAATGAGGAACTGCGGGATAACTTGGCAATCTTATTCTCATGGGAGTATATTCCAACGAAAGAGAATATTGGAGACAATAATCTACGTGACGATATTATTCGTGACCGTACGGAATACTTCAAATTTGGAACCATTTATTCAGATCGGGCGTCAATTGGTGAAGCGATTATTTACTATGCGACACGTTTGCAATTCGCTACGAATATTGGAACTGTGGAGCAGTATGCTGACTGGATTCTAGATACTATGGGTCTTGATTTGAAATCTGATTTGGATCCGGTTATTCACGACACCATTATTTCATTCTTTGAACACCATCGTCAAGGCAAAGCGAATGCTGATGGTACTTATGGATTGTTCCATATTCCGGAGGAAGAATACAATGAGTCTAACACACTATGGCACGAGCATAACCACGCAGTTAGTTTAATTGTGGACGACAAAATGCCGCTCGTATTTGGGATTGAAGGAGATAAGTAATGCTTAAACGTATCAAGAGATGGACAACTAGAGCAAAGTGCGCTATAGCGTTATTTCTATTGCGTAACATGGCAATGGATACAAGTTTAGAAGGTAAATTAGAAGAGTATATTGAGAAAAGACAGTTGTTATTATCTAGCTGGACTCGAGAATTAGATCCAGAGGATAATGAAACTCGTTGGTACAAACTAGCAACCTATTTGGATTCCTCATTTGACATGGAGCAAGTATATCATGAGAGCGATCGATGGAGTGTCATCCATTATTTGATGGAGAAAGATGCCTTATTTGAGTTTCCTCTCTATGGATTTTCATTTGTATTCAATCGTTCAGGTCGTATTCGTCATAAAGGTAGCATTGATGCGGGTAGTCCGTTTTTCATCGTGAAGGATGCTGCCGTTGGCGCTCCTTATATTTGCATCATTGACAAAGATGTGGCTGTCAGAGATTTCTTTTTGGATCGATTATTTGTATTACTATCTAAAGGAGAGATTGAAAAGGCTATTCAAGTCATTAACATGCATTGTGAGATCCATCATATGTATTTATTTAATCCTGATTTGAAGATCTGGTCATTTGGAATGCAGGAATTTATCTATAACATTCCGAATGATGGATTGTATATTAGTGACAAGGTGTTTTGGAGGGATTCAGATGATTGAAAACATCATGGCATTTTTTGAAAAGCATGACCGGGTAGATATCCGTAAAGAGGAAAGTAAGATTCTCTATAATGCATTTCGAAAGTCCTATCATTACAAACAAATCCTAGAAAACCAATCCCGAAATTTCCTCGGGGGTGGTTTTTTAACTGGATTTCGATACGGGCCTAACGTAAGTATCTATATTCCTGAGCCGTATGATTTGCTTGAGGGGACTGAGGGATACCTACATCCGTATGTTATTCTATCGGAAAGACCGATGGATCTTCGGGTATTGGTATTTCCATCAACTGATATGTTACTAAGAGTTATATCGGAACTATGCAATACTGGATTGAAGTACGATGAGTATATGGCAAACGCCCTTGTGAACTACCAATTCAAGATGATACGGTTAAAACTGGAATCAGGACGGGTGTATATTTCAAGAGATCTACCGGAGTTCATGCTAGGAGCACAATCTATGATAGCAAAAGTCTTATTTGATGGTGCTGAGAAAAACTATTCTAGTAACGTCCATTATATCCATAGCAATCAAGACATCATTTTGGCAGACCGATATGGAGTTGGTCTACGGGGAAACCGTTCGAATTTTGGGAAATCGAAGGTCGTTCAAGAAAATGAAGAGAAACTTTTAAAAGAAGTAGAGAAGAATTTAGAAAGTAGGAAAGAAAATGAGTAAAGAACAATTATATAGTGTATATATTCAATTCAAAGAAGGACAAGAAGCTGTATCGGTAGGTAATCGAAGAACCACAAGTGCCGAAGTTATAGGGTATGCGTTGGTTACTGAAGGGTATTATTTTACTAACGGTAAAGGTAAGCTTATATATAGTCTAGATACTATCGATTTTTGTAGTATTATTCCATTATCACCAGAAGAAAACGAAGAACAATTGAAAACCATTAAAGGAGAAGCCTAATGAGCGTTAATGTAAACAACCAAAAATATTCAATCACACGTGTGCCTATCATCAAAGCAAACCACTTTGCAAAGCAAGCAAAACAGCTGAGAGAGATGGGAATTGATGTCACAAAAGAGGACCAATTAGCTATGTGGTTGGATTCTATGCTGAATATTCTCCGTGGTGGAGGGATTATTACGGTAGCAGACTTGCGGAAGGCTGCTGGCTTATCGATTCGTCCCGAGGACTATTTCTTCGGATGGAACAATGTGGCGATGACGTCATTACAAATCAAAGATGCGATGATCCAATTTCCACTCATTTATTTACACCGTGTGTTCACACAATCTGCTGAACAATTTGATTTCTATAATCTATCTGCGTGGAACACTCGCGAGAATAAAGAAGGAGGACGTCCGGATGCTCATAGAGCATATCTAAATGAGTTTGTGGAAACATGCTACGAATTGGGATTGATTGCGCGATATTACGCAGATGATATTTTGAACTAGGAGTTAACTATGGGTAAGTATCTTGATGATTTAATAAGATGTGATACGACTATCAAGAATACATCGAAAGATATTATAGACTGTCATATTGTATGGTATAATAAAGGAAGCGGAGGAATCTCTGATAGGATTATTCGATATGTCGAAAGCGTGTCTTTTGAGAAACGCGTTGACGGTTATGTGGTGATCAACTATAAAGAAAAACCAGATGACAAAGACTTAAAGTTATTCAGAGTCCCTCATGGAGATGTGATTCAGCTAACTAAATTAATAAACGGAGAAGAGGCTGGTAATTGGTATGAGTAAGAAATCTAATGGCGTTCTATACGTCAAGTACAAAGACGAAGAAGAGGCTAAAAATGGGAAAGGTATTGCAGTTCATCTTTATCAAGACGTCAAACACTACGGTTTCCTATCGGAGGGTATCAATCTTCTTAAAATTGAGTTAGATGATATTAACAGAGAAGCGGTTTATATTCCAATGTCAAACATAGCATTGATCGAATATTTTAAATCTATGGAGAAGTTTAACCGAGCATATCCTCCGGGAACTGGATGTGGGTATTAGAAAATGACTAGAAGTATAAATGAACCTATAGAAGATTATATAAAATATATCAAAGAAAATGCTAAACATGTTAATGAACTTGTAAGAAAACTAACTGGAGGTAAGAAAAATGGCTAAATTAAACCCAACAACAATGAAAACACAATACGACGGACAGTATGACACGTTCTGTCGTAAAAATCACGACTATGGCAACTCATTTGAGGAGTCTTTGGACCAATTCGGAATCATCGCTAGTTTGGTCCGTATGCAAGACAAAATGCTCCGCTTACAATCCCTCACGGATGAGTCTAAAACGCAGCAGGTGGGTTCTGAGAGCCTCCTAGACACCCTTGAGGACCTATCTAACTATGCTGCGATGACTGCATGCTGGTTGAAAGGTGTACGGGCGGAAGATGATGTTATTAACAAAAGCTTTCATGCAGTGAAGGATTTGATTGAAACATGTGACGATTCTGATGTAAAATATAATGAATTATATCACAAACGTATGCTTAACTCATTATATGGAGCGCACATATTCAGAACTCCAGGTGAAAATTGGCAAATGATTCAATGCGATAATGGGTTTAAACCTTTGGGCGCTGAAATAGAAACTGAGCTGCCTGAGGAGACTATTGGTATGTATATTGATAGAATGCTAAGTGAGCTATATTCTCGAATTGATGTATGGGGATATAATGACCAGGAGAAATATCATGAGTTTGTGAATTTTGCGGAAACTACTGTCAAAGAAATTATCAAGAACAATGTGCCAATATCAGAACTTCAGAAACATATTGATGTGTTTCCTAACTTCTCACAAGCTTATAAGAATTCATTAAAATCTCAATGTATGAAAGAATACAATAAGGTTGAACAGGTACGCCCTAACGAAGAAGATGAGGAAATGAAGAAACTAATTGAAGTTTGTGAGAAACACGACCATTCGGATATTGTAGATATCTTTAGATATCTTTAGATACAATATGCAAGCCGCCAAAGATACAATGAAATTTTGGAGAAAACCAGGAACTCCATTTACACCATTAGGTCCTGAAATTATCCCCGAACCTAAATTGGACGAATCACTTTCCAACTATATTAAAGAGAATGTGGATGACTGTGTAACCCGTATTTGCCAACTAATGTCGAGAGGCGAATTTCCTACAATAGGTGGGATCGAACATTGGACATATAATATTGGACGCTGCGCAATAGATCATTATGAAGATCCATATACAATCATTGAACATGTGAAAGACATGCCATCCTTCCGTGTTCTTTCCGATAAAAACGCTCGGTTGGTTATTGATTCAATCAAGAACTATATTACTGATTTTAATAAGGAAAAAGAAGCCTCTAAACTAACAGATCATATTAAGAAGTTCGTCGAAGAGGTTACTGATGATATTATTAGTGTCGTATTAATAAAGCAACGAAACGAAGAAATGTTGGTACCAGCAGATCTTGACGATGACACTTCACGTATTATAAAATGTATTACTGACAATGAATTTGATCCTAATTATGTCGTTTCTTATATGGAAGCCTTAATGGGTAATGCTGGCATCCCACCATATTTACGTGAATGGATTCGTGGAATTATCTTGCGAGGGGTATATTATCGTAACAAAGGTCGTAGTATGACCAAAGCAAAAGATAAAGCTCGTGGAGTGGTTATGAAAGGTTCGCGTGGTAATAGTAATGTTATTGTGATGGCTTCACGTGGTTCTGGGAAAGGACTTATAAAAACTAAGTCACTGCTGGAAGAATTGGGCGTTCCGAAAGAAGATATTAAAGAGATATTTGAAGGACTGGAGGATAATGATGAGTAAATCTATTGTTATTGTGACCTGTCGATCTACTTTACAAGAAATCACTTACTATGATATCAAAGACATTGAGATTATATATGGTGAAGTACATCCGGTTGAGTTCATCGTAACGGAACAAAGTGGAGTGCGACATCATTATCCAGCTCCAGAATATTTATACGAGTTGTACAAGCAAATCGATGAAAAACTAAATACTAAAATTCGAATTCCGGATGAGAGATCATCCATGTTTAGTAATTATAATCCAAAATTTGACTTAAGTAAGGGTGATGTACATGAGCAATGATGGATATACTGGAGAAATTCGACTAGGATCTAAATCACGTAAACAATACGATAAGAATGGAAATCCTATTCATTACGTTGAAACGGGAACCTGGAATGAAATCCGCGAACAATTAAAAATTTCAAAAGAAACTACAGAAAAACTATTAAAAGGAGAAACTAAATGACAATTAATACAGAAACTGCTATTGCATGGATGAGCGCTCGTAAAGGGCAAGTAAGCTACAGTATGGAATACCGTGATGGGGAAGATAGCTACGACTGTTCATCCGCTATTTACTACGCTCTACGTTCAGGAGGAGCTTCATCTGCTGGTTGGGCCGTTAATACCGAATACGAACACCAATGGTTGATGGATAATGGATATACATTGATTGCTGAGAACACTCCATGGGACGCTCAACGTGGAGATATCTTCATCTGGGGACGTAAAGGATATTCTAGTGGTGCTGGTGGTCATACGGGTATCTTTATTGATGAGAACAACATCATCCACTGTAACTACCGCTTTGATGGAATCACTGTGAATGACCACGATGATATTTGGTTGTACGCAGGTCGTCCATATTTCTATGTATACCGTTTGACCAATCCAGACGCTGTCGCAGAAGAGGTGAAGACTGGTTGGAACAGCGACTCTAAAGGATATTGGTTTGTCTATGCGAATGGAAGCTATCCTACAAGCAAATTCGAATACATTGAGGAAAACAAATCTTGGTTCTACTTCGACGCAAATGGATATATGGTAGCTAATGACTGGGTCAAACACACTGATGGTAAATGGTATTGGTTTGACAAAGACGGATACATGGCTACTAGCTGGAAGAAGATTGATGGTAAATGGTACTACTTCGACCGTAGTGGAGCGATGGTTACTGGTTGGGTTAAATACTATGACAACTGGTATTACTTGGAAGCTACAAATGGGGATATGAAGTCAGACGCATTTATTCGTTACAACGATGGTTGGTATTTGCTGCTTCCTGATGGACGTCTTGAAGAGGAACCTTCATTTACTATTGAACCCGATGGAAAAATTACAACGACTGTAGGTAAGGATGCGAAAGAGAAGGTTATCAATGAGTAATACAGAAAAAAGTATTTAAAACGCTAGTTGTTGTCTATTCTCAAGAATATTTAGAACAGAAACGATGTACTTTCGGAGAGCTACCAGAAGTATTTCATGATGTTCGAAATGTTCGCATAGGAGACTACTTTATAGATATCATATATGGTAAGACTGATGATACTTTGCAGAAGGCTGTTATTCAAAAGCAGCACGTTTTGTCATATCATTACTACTTGAGTAGTAAGCATTTGGATGCTACATCGAAAGGAAAAGAGGAAGAATAATGAGTAAAAAGCCTATGGTATTGGACTATCATGATGCGGTTAGTTTGAAGAATCCAGACGGAACGCTTCGTGGATGGCATATGGATTTGGACCGAAATCCGGTCCTTATGGGGTTATTTGGGACTGTTGGAGAGGCGATTATCCATGGTTTTACCTATCAAATTCGCATTGCAGAGCACGGATTTAAGGGTAAAAATGGGCATTATTTTGTTGAAGTCCTCTGGTTAACGGACAAAAAGTAGGGTCGAATCGGGTGTTTTGTGGGGTGAAATTGGTGGAAAATCCTATGATATTTTAGGAAAACTGCTGGTTTTGCCTCATTTTGCTGCCCGAAAAATCGGCTTCAACACATGAATTTTTTTTGGGCAGCTACTTGGAGTACTATAATATTTGAGGTAAATTGAGTGAAACTGCACGAAAAAACATGGGGAAAACTTAAAAAACCCGAAATCGCACAGGAAAATCTCCCATTTTCTATTGTTATTAGGGATGAGTTGAAAAGTGAACTGTATATAATAACAATAGGGAATCGAGGGCAAAAACTGTGTGTAGCACAAGGAGGTAGAATTTAGTGGATTTTTTAGATGTGTCTGTGAAAAAGTTCACTTCCAATAATCGAGCGCTCGATTATGAGGTTTCTCCTGACTTTATATTTGGCGACGCGAAAGACTTGGTAGTCAAAGGTTCCAAGTTTTACGCATATTGGAATGGAAGCTTCTGGGACACGAAACAGAAGAACCTATTTTATGATATTGACTCTTTGCTTTGGCGTAGAGCAAGAGAATTGGAAGATGGTCGTCCTGGGTTACGAATAGATGTAAAAGAGATTCGTAAAGCATCTGCTGGTAAGTTTCGTTTATTCGCAGATTTCTGTAAGGCTTGTGAGGCAAGTGATATTTCTTTCAACCAAAAAGTTTTATTTGCTGATCACAAGATGCAGCGAAGGGATTACGCAACAACGCAATTGACCTATTCGCCTCAAGAAGGAGAAGCGGTTGCGTTTAAGGAATTGATCGGGACATTGTATCTTCCAAAAGAGCTAGACAAAATCCTCTGGTTCATGGGAGCGTTATTTACGAACAAGATGTACAAGATTGAGAAGTTCATGTATTTGTATGGTTCGAAAGGTAGCGGTAAGGGAACGGTCCTAAAGATATTCCGAATGCTGTTTGAAGATTATTGTGGAACGATTGATTTGAAATTGCTGACTAGTGCAGACCAATTTGCAACAGGACAAATTCAAGAGGTTCCGTTATTGATTGACGAGGATACGGACATCAGTCATATTTATAACGATACTCCGTTATTGAAACTGACAAGTCATGAAACCATATCCGTCAACAAGAAATTCAAAGAGCCTTATGACGTTAAATTTATTGGGTTGTTAATTACAGCCTCAAACCAACGATATAAAGTTCGTAACGTAGACTCGGGTATTACTCGAAGAGCTATCGTTGTGAACCCAAGTGGACAGAAGGTTAGTCATACAAGGTATAATCAACTGATGAGTCAGATTAAGTATGAGTTGCCTTATATTGCTCACATGGCGATTAGTAGGTTTGAGGAATTAGGATTTGATTATTATGACGATTATTTCGACGTGGACATGGCAGAACAGACTGACCATATCTTTGACTTCATCCGAAGCAATGCTATCCATATGCAAAATGGTATCACACTGAAACAAATCAGCGAGTTATATCGTGAGTACTTGGAAGACATGGGATGGAAGACAGATGGATATAAAGCAACGATCAAACGAGAAGCACTTCGATATTTTGATACGATGCTGAAGGACAGTCATGTCGATGGCACCCGCGTCAATAATTATTTTAAAGGGTTTAGATGGAACATCGCATTTCCTGAAGGAGTCGTTGGTACAACGAAAGCGGATGATACGGTTGTTCCTGATAATTGGTTGGAGTTCGACCACCACAATGAGGTCTTTAATAAACTCGCAGCAGATTATCCAGCACAAGCAGCTTTGCGAAATGGCAACCCATCGGAGAAATGGGATAATGTCGTGACCAAGCTGTCGGATATTCAGACAAACAAATTACACTGGGTCAAGGTCCCACTCAATCATGTTATTCTCGATTTTGATTTGAAGGATGAGAACGGTAAAAAGAATTTGGAGTTGAACAAAGAGGCAGCTTCTAAATTTCCACCGACTTATGCAGAGGTTTCAAAATCTGGGCAAGGGATTCACTTGCATTATATTTACGATGGTAACGTGAATGAGTTGGATAATTTGGTCGAAAAGAATATTGAAATCAAAGTGTATCGAGGTAAGTCCTCTTTACGACGAATTGATGAAGCATCTAACAACCTCCAGCTATCTCATATTTCGTCAGGCTTGCCGTTGAAGGAGAAGAAGGATAGAGAGATGTACAACCAGATCAAAGAAATCACATATACGGAAAAGACGCTCCGTAATTTTGTAAAGCGTCAACTAGGAATGATTGAAGGTAAAGAACCTAGTCATCCGAATACAAAACCAACAATTGATTTTATTGCTCATGAAATTCAGAAAGCAGCGGACATGGGATTGGAGTATGATATTACTGACCTACGTCATGCTGTATTTATGAGAGCCATTCGCTCCACGAACAACAAGGATTACTGCCTTGCTGTATTTCAACAAATTCCATGGTCAACCATGAGAGACGATGAAGGGAAGACAGAAGCAAAGCTCACGAACTTCACAAAGATATATCCAAAAGAAGAATTGGTATTCTTCGATATCGAGGTGTATCCGAATTTATTTGTTGTCGTCTGGAAGAAGTATCATGAAGATGAGTTCACTCGTTGGATAAACCCAACTCCAGATCAGATTGAATATTTGATGACATTCCCTCTGGTTGGATTTAACAACCGACGATACGATAACCATATTCTGTATGCTCGCTTGTTGGGTTCAAACAATATGGAGTTATTTACTCAGTCGCATCGCATCGTCAACGAGAAGAATGCGAAGAGCGGAATGTATGCTGCAGCTTACGAATTGAGCTACACAGATATTTACGAATACTCTCAAAAGAAACAGTCACTTAAACGTTGGGAAGTTGACTTGGGTATCAAACACGTTGAGATGGAAATCCCTTGGGATAAACCAGTACCTGACGAATTAATTGATACGGTTGTAGAATACTGCGTTAATGACGTAGATGCAACTGAGAAATTATTCGATGCAATATATGCGGACTATGTTGCTCGAGAAATCTTGGCCACAATTGCCAAAGGCTCAATGAATGCAACGAACAACCAACTCACTGCCAAGTTTATATTTGGTGATAACCCTCGTCCGCAAGACAAGTTTAACTATGTACACCTCAATAAAATATTCCCTGGTTACGAATACAGCTTCGGTAAATCAACATATCGTGGATTCGAAACTGGTGAAGGTGGATTTGTATATGCTGAGCCTGGAGTATATTCTGATGTCGCTTTACTCGACGTTGAGTCTATGCATCCAAACTCACTGGTTAACATGAACTATTTCGGACCGTATACTCAAAGGTATGCCGACTTATTGAAGGTCCGTGTTTTATTGAAACATAATAAGATTGATGAAGTAAAACAAATGTTCGATGGTGTCTTGGCTCCGTTCCTTGACAACCCTGAATATTTGAAACCATTGGTTACTGCATTGAAGATTGTTATTAACTCCGTTTACGGAATGACCTCTGCTAAGTTTGATAATAAATTCAAACACCCAGACAATGTGGATAATATTGTCGCGAAACGTGGAGCGTTATTCATGGTCGACTTGAAATTCGCAATCGAAGAACAAGGATACAAAGTCTGTCATATTAAGACGGACTCTGTTAAAGTTCCAAATGCCGATGAGAAGATTATTCAATTCGTTCATGACTTCGGTAAACAAGAAAAGTATAACTACAAATTTGAACATGAGCATACATACAAACGTATGGCATTAATTAATAACGCGGTTTATATTGCTCAGCTCGAAGATGACAGCTGGTCTCCTGTTGGTGTAGAGTATGCTAATACATATTTGCTTAAACGGGTTTGGACCAAAGAAGAATTAGTTGATAGAGATTTCTTTATCACTAAACAATCCAAAGGTCATATTTATCTTGGCGATGAGTTCGTTGGTAAGGTCGGTTCTATTTATGTATCCAAGTCTGGAGCAGAATGTATGTGGACCGAAGATGATGAGAACTTTAAATCTGTCACTGGAACAAAAGGATATTTGTTTAAACAGACAGATCAGTTTGATATCGAGGACGTCGACTTCGCTTACTATGATAAAGTAGCAATCGATGGATTGAAAAAAATAATGAAGGTTGGAGATATTACGAAGATTGTAGACGATATGCCTAAAGATTATATTGACGCTCTTGAATTGCAAGAGTCATATTCTTCAACAGCTATTAGTATTAATCACGGAACTCCGAAAATTAAGACGCCAGAGTCCGCATAATCTCATGTTAGAAAACCTCACGCAGGAATTCCATGGCACATAATAGAGAGGAAGAACAAAATTCTTGAAATTTTGCGCCTCTCTTTATTTTTTGTGGAAAAGTCAGACACACGTCAGAATAGAAAGGACAACACTATGACACAGATCACACAAATTTCAAACTCGCAACTCATCCTTGAGGATGTTCAATTCGTATTTGCTCGTAACTTCTCTGGACGACCAGAAGGAAAGTATAACCGAGCAGGCGACCGTTATTTTAACGTCGCTGTAAATCCGGACGATGTAGAATTGCTTCAACAGTATGGTATCAACGTGAAACTATATGAACCAAAAGCATCTACACCAGAACAAGAATTGAAAATGCAAGAAAACCCAGATATGTACACACCAACATATTTCTTCAAAGTCCGTGTTTACACACAATTCAGTATGCCATCAGTCGCAATCATTTATGATGACGGTGCTCTTGGAACTGACGACCTTGTTGAATCTCATGAACGTACATATTTGACAAACGAAGACCAACTTGGTATGTTGGATGATATGGAAATCGCAGCTTGTGATATGACGATTGCTCGTCGTGACCCAAGCCCAGATGGACAATATGCTCGTCTTAACCTTAAGAACGCATATGTGCACGTGGTAGACAATCCACTACGTCGTAAATATGGTTTCTAATAACGGTTACGAGATAGAACTTTATGATTACCAACGTAAAGCCATAAATAGATTACACAATGGATCCGTATTATGCGGTAAGGTCGGTTCGGGCAAATCCCTTACTGGCCTTTTTTATTACTTAGAGAATCATAGAGACTTGCCTCTGTATATTATCACAGTAGCTAAAAAGCGAAACGATAAAGAGTGGCACCGAGATTTAGAAATGCTCGGTATTGAAGGTGTTGTTGATTCATGGAATAATATTACGAAGTATCTTGATGTTAAAGACGCTTTCTTTTTATTTGATGAACAACGAGCAATTGGTTATGGTTCATGGGGCACATCTTTTATTAAGATTGCTCGAAGAAATAAATGGATTATGCTAACTGCAACACCGGGCGATGTGTGGATGGATTGGATGTGTATATTCTTAGCGAACAACTTCTACCGAAACAAAACTGATTTCGTTGATAGACACGTTGAGTACAATCCATATTCTAAGTTCCCTCAGATCAAACGATATCATGAGACAGATCGTCTTGAACGATTGAGACAACATATTGCTGTCCCAATGCAAGACTTCAGAACTACTAGAACACACAGACAATATATTAATGCTTCTTTTGACAAAGATTTGTATAAACAAGTGACGGATACTCGGTTCAATCCATTTACGGAAGAGCCTATCATGAACGCTTCTGAATTTACACAAGTCTTACGTCGTATTGTTAATACAAGCGACCGTCGACGCGAGAATGTTAGACAACAAATCATGACTCGTGATAGAATCATTATATTTTACAACTACACCTATGAACTTGATATTCTCAAAGAGATTTGTCAAGAATTAAATAGGGCATTTTATCAGTGGAACGGTCAAAAGCACGAAACAATTCCAAATGCTGAAACGTGGGTATATTTAGTGCAATACACCGCAGGCGCCGAGGGATGGAACTGTATTACGACAGATACAATCTTGTTTTATTCATTGAACTACTCCTACCGAATCATGGAACAATCCGAAGGTCGCATAAACCGAGTGAATACCTCCTTTAAAGATCTGTATTACATATATTTGAAATCCCCGGCATCCATTGATGATGCTATCGCTAGATCTATATCTAGCAAAAAGAAATTTAACGAAAGGAATTGGGTAGAACAAACATGTCCAAACTTGAGAGAGATTTTCAACGAACATTGATTCAGGATATTCATGGACGTTTTCCTGATGCAATCGTTAAAAAGAATGACTCCGGTCATATTCAAGGTATCCCTGACTTGTCTGTAGACATTGGGGCATATTCTTACCACTTGGAAGTTAAGAGAAGTGCGAATGCACCATATCGACCAAACCAAGAATTTTATTTGGAAAAGTATAATAAAGCTGGTGGATGGGCTCGAACTATATATCCTGAGAACAAGGAGTTAGTATTAGATGAAATGGAACAGACACATCGAGTACGAAGGTAAGCATTCATTTCTTAGCGCTAGCCAATGTCATTGGTTACACTACACACCAGAGAAATTGGTAGAGCGATTTGAGAATGAAAAAGCTAAGCAAAGAGGTACTGAGTTACACGAATTTGCAAGTCACGCGATTAATCATAGAATTCGGTTATTACCAGGACACACACATCCTGCAGTCGCGAATTTTGTTAATGACGCAATCGGCTATCATATGGATAGTGAAGTATTGTTATTTTACAGTCCGTATGCTTTTGGTACAGCTGATGCTATTCGTTATGACCCTCCTAAGAAAGATAATCCGAGAGGATTTCTGAGGATTCATGATTTAAAAACTGGCGTCACTAAACCAAAGATGGAACAACTCCTCGTATACGCAGCATATTTCTGTTTAGAGTACGGTGTCAAACCTGAGAAGACTGACTTTGAGTTACGTATTTATCAAGGGGAGAACATTGAGACTTATATTCCTGATGCAGAAGATGTATACGACGCATATCATACTATTCAAGAATTTTCAGGTATTCTTGAGAACAAACCTAAATAGAAAGGACCATATTTGTAATGGATTTACAAGAAGCTTATGAGGATATTCTCTTACACCGAGGAACTCCTCACCAAGGCAATGTTCCACATAGTGGACGATATTCGTGGGGTTCTGGTGAGAATGCATATCAACGGGCTACTTCATGGTCCGATAAGGTTGCAAAATATCGGAAGGATGGTTTAAGTGATACTCAAATTTCAATGAAACTTGGTATTACAACAACTGAATTCCGTTCTCGTAATAATATTGCTAAACAAGAAATTCGTTTACACAATATTTCCAGAATTCAAGAACTAGCAGATCAGGGATTAGGTTCGATTGAGATATCTCGTAGAACTGGTATTCCTGAATCTACAGTTCGTATGAACATGGACGCTTCTGTCAAACAGAAAGTCAATCGTATGGAACAAGTTAAATCTGATCTGAAAGATTTAATTAAAGAGAATCCATATTTGGACGTAGGTTTGGGAGCAGCACAACAACTCGGAATCAATGAGAACATGCTTAAACGTGCAGTTCAACAATTGGAATCCGATGGATATCACATGCATAAAGTTTATGTTAAGAATGCTACAAATGATGATCACTGGGTTGAGATGAAGGTCTTGACTAAAGAATCAAATCCTGATATTGTTCGTGAACATAAGCATGAAATCAAACCTCCGAATATTTATAAGACTGAAGATGGTCATACTAAATTAGGTTTGAAACCAATTGAACATATTGATTGGAAGCGTGTTGATATTCGTTATGCCGAACAAGGTGGTACCGATAAAGATGGTGTTATGGAAATTCGTCCAGGAGCAAAAGGTCTAGACTTAGATGGCTCTCGCTATGCCCAAGTTCGTATTGGTGTAGGCGGAACACATTATCTTAAAGGTATGGCAGTTTATGGTGACCCTAAAGACTTCCCTAAAGGAGTCGACATCATATTCAACACCAACAAACATCAAGGAACTACCAAACAAGATGTTCTAAAGAAACTTAAAGATGATCCTGATAATCCATTTGGTGCACAAATCAAACCGAATGGACAGAAAGGAGCTATCAATAAAGTTAATGAGGAAGGTGACTGGGGAACTTGGTCTAAGACTTTATCTTCTCAGTTTGTTTCCAAACAACCACCAGCTCTTGTTAAGGGAAGAATCCAAGCCACTTATGATAAACTACAAAAAGAGTTTAATGAAATTAATAATCTCACAAACCCTGTAGTTAAACGAGTAATGATGCAAGACTTTGCTGATGGACTTACAACTAAACGTCATAATTTGAAACTTGTTGGTTTCGATAGAATGAAAGGTCAAGTCTTATTACCTTTATCAGGTATCAAAGCAAATGAAATCTACGCACCAAACTTTAAGAATGGTGAGAAGGTTGTCCTTGTTCGTTATCCTCATGGTGGCATTTTCGAATTACCAGAATTAACTGTTAATAATAAACTTGGTAATGGCGCAGCTAAATTTATGAAGGGTGCAAAAGATGCAGTCGGTATTGATTCGTCTGTTGCAAGTAAATTATCTGGTGCCGACTTTGATGGTGACACAGTTATGGTTATTCCTAATAATAAAAACGGAATTAAAACTAGTCGCTCATTAAAAGAATTAAAGAACTTTGACACAAAAGAATATTGGTCTCCTAATGAAAAGTTATTACCTCGTGATTCAAAAGGTAATTGGACAGTAAAACAAAAGACAATGGGCGAAGTCTCGAATCTTATTACTGACATGACTTTAAAAGGAGCTTCTCAATCTGAAATTGCTAGAGCAGTTCGACATTCTATGGTTGTTATTGATGCTGAGAAACATAATTTGGATGTTGCTCGTTCAGAAAGAGAACATAATATTAAGGATCTTAAAAAAACATATCAAGAACATTATGATGTTATTTCTGGTAATATAAAAAGCGGTGCTTCAACTCTTATTTCTAGATCGAAGACAGAACACCGTACCCTAGAAACCTGGTATAAGGACAGGTCTCCTGAGGAACTAGCTGCCAATCCTAGATTAAAGCCTACTATTAAGAAGACTAAAACTATCTCTACAGATCATGTTGTAGAACTAGTTAAGGATGCTAAGAAACTAGGTTCTGGTACCCCTATTGAAAACATGTACGGTGACTATATCAATGCCCTTGGTAAGATGCGTGACAAGGCGAACACTGTTGTACAGACATCGCCTAATCTAGTCGTTAACAAAGAGGCTAAAGTCAAGTACAAGACACAAGTCGAGTCTCTACAACATAAGCTAAACTTAGCTTTAGCTAACTCTCCTAGAGAAAGACAAGCACAACTAATAGCTAACAAAGTGATCGCTGAAAAGAGAGATCCTGACATGCAGAAGGACCAACTTAAGAAGCTTAAACAACAGGCTATTGCAGCAGCCCGTCTTAAGACTGGTGCTGATGGTGCTAAGACTAGGATCCAAATAGAGAATGACGAATGGGAAGCAATTCAATCTGGTGCTGTTAGTACTAAGATGCTTACTGATGTACTACGCTTTGCAGACAGTGATAGAGTTAAACAACTGGCTACTCCTAAACAAGAGACTGCTATGTCCCTAGCTAATGCGTCTAGAGCTAGGTCTATGCTTAAGAAGGGACACACCTATGCTGAAGTAGCTGAGGCTCTTGGTGTTGGTGTCTCTACTATACAGAACCTAGTCTAGTAGGAAGGAGTGCAAGGCATGGAAGACTATCAAGCACAGACAACTGTTGTTGATGTACTGTTAACAACATTCGACAATCCTTACAACCCTTTCGATGACTACGACAAGTGGTGGCAATGGGACAAGGACAATGACTACAACACTCCTGAACTCTTAGCTCGTGTCATGGGCGACACTAGTGAAGTCATGGATGCTGTTGAACTCGCACAGATTCAAGCAACTGCGATGAACTGGATCATAGATGATGGTCCAATCTCAGACGTGTGGACTGTATGTAAACCAAACACGAAGACTCCAATCCGTCTACCTACAAATGATGGTGAAGAATAATAAGTTTAATTTAAAATAAAAATTAGACACCCATAGGGGAGGGTCGCAAAAAATTCCGACCCCTTTGCATCGCCGCACCTCTCTGAAATTTCTCCGGAGGGGTTTAAAAGTCCAATTTAGGTCTTTTAAACTGCGGTAGATGTTACTTGAAAGGAGAACTAACTATGCCCAATGATGTGTATATGCACCTCAAAGCATTGCTAATGTGGTTAATATCTCCTGAAGTTCTTTCACAGATAGGTGTTTACATTGGTGTAGGCGCCTCCATCATCGGTTTCGGCGTTAAAGTCTTCAAGAAGTTGTGGACCAACTTGGAAAAGAAACAGAATGAAGAGATCGAGGGTATTAAAAACACTCTTAATGCTTTAACTGCGAGTTTCCAAGAGATGCAGAGGAACCAAGAGAGAGACTTTCTTCGTTTACAGATTATCACAGGTATTCAATCTGGTCGATTATCTAAGAACGAGGTCTTAACTCTTTACGGCGAGTATGCTGAAAAGGGATACAACTCTTATGTTACAAGAATCGTAAACGACTACGTTGAAGAATTAAAAGAAAGGGATCTAAAGAATGAGCATTGACAAAATTATTGATATTGTTACGGTGTTAATTATTGTTGCGCCTGTTGTAGTAAACCTTGTGAAGCTCCTAGGAGCAGTTACTCACAACAAGTCAATTCAGACATTGGCAGACCGTGCAATGATCATTGTATCATCACTAGATTCAGTACTGATTCCGAATGATGATAAGAAACGCGAAGCTATGAATAAACTTCTAAGCTTTGCTAAAGAGACTGGTGTGAAATTGACAGCAGAACAAGCCGAAGATTATATCGAACACTCTGTTCAAGAATTACGCCGACTTCAGGATTTAACTACTTCAACTGCGGAGGTGACTGACTATGAGTACACGCCGCAAACGAAGTGATGAGGTAATACCTCGACAAGCACTAACGCCAGATGGTCGAATGCAGAAACTTACGAAGAAAGCTTTTGACTTGGCGGAAAAACAACTAGCCGATGGAACCATTGCACCAAGTACTTTGAATGCATTGCTTCGATACGGCACAATTGAAAACGAACTCCAGTTGGAAAATCTAAGATCTAAGAAAACGTTGAATGATTCCAAGATTGAATTGTTGAATAGCGAAGTAAAAGGTAAAGGAGATAGCGAAGAAGTCATTCGTGCTATTCGTGGTTATGCTCCGTCAGAAACCTTATGATACTTCAGCTAGATGAACAACGTTCGATTCTTAGAGATCTTAGTTATTCTAAACTTATAGAATTCAAAGACTTTGGCGATAGATTAAATTTCCTATCGCTAGCAAATCGAGGATACAAATCACCTCGAGACATTTCAAACAAATTCTATAAGTCAAGAATGTGGCGAGACTTACGTGAAGAAGTTATAGCTCGAGACATGGGTTATGACCTAGGTATTCCTGGTGTAGAAATAGAAGGTCCTCCATTGGTCCATCATATGATTCCTCTAATTGAGGATGACATATTGTTATGGCGTGAGGAAATACTTCTAAATCCTGATCTATTGATCACTACATCCTACAACACTCACAATATTATTCACTATGGTCAAACCGCAGACCCATCTCTTGTATTTATAGAGAGATGTCCTGGAGACACTAAACTATGGTGAGGTGGATATATGACAATTCTTAACGATGTTAAGACAACGTTAGATTTCGCTTCTGAAGAAGATACAGGATTTGATTCAAGATTGATTATGGAATTGGATGGTATCATTGGCGAACTCTCACAGCTGGCGCTTTTGAACCCGGAGTTTGTGATGAGTAAAGATGCAAACTGGGAATCGTTACTGCATGTTAATGATCCTAATTTATTACGTCTAACCAAACAATTCATTTATATCAACATTCGATTAAAATTCGATCCTCCTACTGGGAGTGTGTTAACTTCTCTAGAGAAATCTCTTCAATCCACAGCGCATCGTATAATCATTCAAAAGGAGAAGTTTAATGATCCAGAACGAATTAATGAATCCAGAACTACTCCACGCGATTAAAGAAAACGAAACCGATGACATTCTGGAACACTTCGGTGTCAAAGGAATGAAATGGGGTATTCATAGATTTAGATCAAATCGAAGACAACAATCCGAACGCAGAAAAGCTAGTAAAAAAGCCTCTGCTGCATGGAACAAAAAGTACCATAATCGACATGTTATGACTTCTAAAGATTTGAGAGAAGCTACTAATCGATTGCGCTTGGAGAATGACTTTGCTGAGCAGGTCAAGCGTTCTAAACAATTAAGTGGTAATAGTAAACCATTTGGTAATAAAGTTAAGAAAGCTGCTGCGGTTGTTGGTACAACTGTCGCTGGGGCCGCTCTTAAGACGTTCACTAATGACATTATGAAGAATAAACCAGAAAACTATTCTGCATTTACCAAACAAGTAATGGCTATTGGTGGAAAACTTAAAAAATAGGAGATAGACATTTTGGTATTGTCAAACAAGAGCTATCCGGAAGAGTATATGAAGTTTAAGGAACAAGTTCTTAGAGGTGAAATTCCGGTCAATCGGATGGTATCACTGGAAATGAACCGTATCGACTTCTTGATTGAGTCACCGGATTATTACTATGATAATCAAGCGATTGAGGGCTTTGTTAGATTTTGCGAAAATGAAATGACTCTGACAGATGGTAGTGATGTTACTCTTCTACCGTCCTTTAAATTATGGGCAGAATGCGCCCTCGCTTGGTTCTACATTTCCGAGGACAAGGTTTATAACCCGAAGCTCGGCAAATGGGAAACAAAATCAAAATTCAAGCGACTTACCACGAAACAATACTTGATCGTAGGACGTGGGGCCGCTAAATCATTGTATTCAACATACATGCAAGCTTACATGTTGTTGATTGATACTTCTACAACCCACCAGATTGTCGCTGCTCCTACCATGAAGCAAGCTGAAGAAATTATGGGGCCTTTCAGAACGGCATTGAGTCGAGCTAAAGGACCTTTAATTCGCTACATGGTTCAGGGTTCTAAAATGACTGGGAATTTAACCCAGAAGCAGCTCTTGGCATCCACTAAAAAGGGTGTAGAGAATTTCGCAACGAATAGTCTATTGGAGATCAGACCGATGTCCATTGACAAACTTCAAGGTCTTCGTTGTAAATACGCCTCCGTCGATGAATGGTTATCTGGTGAAGTCCGAGAGGATGTAATCGGAGCGATTGAACAAGGGGCTTCGAAGAATGACAACTACCTCATCATAGCCACTTCTTCAGAAGGTACAGCTCGTGATGGGGTTGGGGATACTATCAAGATGGAGTTGGTGGATATTTTAGAAGGACGCTACTTTAACCCGCATGTCTCTATATGGTACTATCGTTTAGATGATGTACGTGAAGTCGCATATCCAGATATGTGGTTAAAAGCAAATCCTAATCTAGGTGCTACAGTATCCTACGAAACATATAGAAACGAAGTAGAGCGTGCCGAAAATCAACCGGCCACTAGAGCTGATACGTTGGCTAAACGTTTCGGTATTCCGGTGGAAGGTTATACTTACTTCTTTGTATATGAAGAAACAATTCCACATAGACCCCAAAACTTTGATGGTCTTGAATGCGCAATGGGTGCTGACCTTTCACAAGGGGATGACTTCTGTGCATTCACATTTCTATTTCCACTTGGTCGTGGAAGATTTGGTATAAAAACTAGATCTTATGTCTGCGAATCAAAACTCAAGAAACTAACTTCAGCGATGCGTAATCGTTATGATGAACTGATTGCTGAAGGAACGTTAATTGTAATGGATGGAGTTGTCTTAGACTTGAATAAAGTATATGACGATCTAACTGAAATGATCTATTCACACAAATATATCGTATACGCATTTGGGTTTGACCCATATAATGCTCGAGAATTTGTAGAAAGATGGACCCGAGATAACGGTGAATTTGGCGTTGAGAAGGTTATTCAAGGTGCCAAAACCGAATCTGTTCCAATGGGTGAGTTGAAAAACTTGGCGATGGAACGTCTTCTTATATTTGATGAAGAACTAATGAAGTTTGCGATGGGTAATGCTGTCGCTATCCAAGATAACAATGGTAACTATAAATTGTCTAAAAAACGTGCCGATGAAAAGATCGATAACGTTGCGGCATTAATAGATGCCTGGGTTGCGTATAAACGTAACCTTGATTTATTCGTATAGAAAGGCCAGTATGAGTATATGAGTATTTTTACTGATGGACTGCAACATGCCTGGTCAATGTTTACCAACGATACTAACAAACCATCATTGGTAGAAACACAAACTCAATATCAACTTACAACGGAGCCAAGAGCATTAAATCCAAATAATGCCATTCCGTCAAGATCATATGCCAGATCGTCAATTTCATCTATGATCTTTAACCGAATTGCGATGGATGCATCTATGGTTAAATTTCAACACGTCAAATTAGCTGCTGATATGCAGAATCAAGAGGTTCAATACACCTCGGCACTCCAACGATTGTTTGAAGTGGAGATGAATACGGATCAGTCTAGCACCGACTTCTTCCACGATTTGGTTTATTCTTTATTTGACGAAGGTGTCGTTGTGGCAGTTCCACTTGAGGCAACTGTTGACCCTATGCGTTCTGACTCGTACGATATCAAATCTATGCGAGTTGGTAAAGTCATCGAATGGTTTCCTACAAAAGTTCGAGTGAAAGTATACAATGAAAATAAGGGTGATTTCTCCGAGATTATTATCCCGAAACGAATGTGTGCGATCATTGAGAATCCATTAGCTAATATTCTAGGAACGGACAATCCTACTATGAATCGTTTGATTCAGAAATTATCAATTCTTGATAAACAAGATTTGGATTCTGTAGCAAACAAATGGAACATGATTCTCCAATTACCAGTTCCGGTCCGAAATGATATTAAGCGACAAGAAGCCGATGGACGTATCAAAGATATTGAGAAACAATTGCAAGATTCCAATTTAGGTATTGCGTATATTGCCGCTGATGAAAAGATTACTCAGTTGAATAGACAAATCAATTCTAATCTTATGGATGAGATTAAATATTTGACTGAAGAATTACTTAGTCAGATCGGTTTGACAAAATCAGTATTTGATGGTACTGCTACTGCTGAACAGATGCAGAACTACTATACGCGCACAATTGATCCAATTGTCACACGAATTAAGGAAGAATTTCAAAGAAAATTTATCACGAAGACTGGCTATACCCAAGGTCATCGTATCGTGACTTATAGTGATCCGTTCAAGTTGGTTCCGACTAGTCAGTTGGCCACAATTGGAGACTCTCTTCTTCGGAATAGAATCCTTACTTCTAATGAATTCCGTGCTGTCATTGGTTATGGTCCTATGGACGATCCGATGGCGGATCAATTGTACAATCCTAACATTTCGGATTCTAGACAAGATGTGTCTATACCTGGGTCGGTCGAGTCCCCTGACGATCAACAGTACTACGAGGAAACTCCTCAGTACAGTGAAGAGGATCTTCAAAATGGCGGCAAATAATGATGGAGGTAAATCGTATAATGGATAAACATCCCAAGTATGATTTCGCGGGTTATGTAACCCGTAACGACATGCGGTGTACCGATGGTGTCGTGATCCGTCATGGAGCATTCCGTGAGAATGATGGAAAGAAGGTTCCGCTTGTTTGGTCTCACGACCCAAGCACTCCTGAAAATGTCATCGGTCATGTAATGTTACACCATGCGGACGAAGGTGTTTACGGGCAAGGTTATTTCAATAATACTCCAAATGCCCAAAATGCCAAAGAACTTGTACAACATGGAGATATCTGGTCTATGTCTATTGGAGCTAACCGTATTAAGCGTACTCCAAATAATGACGTAATCCATGGTAACATCTATGAAGTATCACTTGTAGTTGCCGGAGCCAATCCGGGAGCTGTTATTACTGAAGTGCTAACGCACTCGGATAATCCCGATGAAGGAGAAAGAATCATTATGGAAAGTGATCAACTTTTACATTCTGCAAATGATGTATTGCTCGGACAAGAACGAGTAAGCTTATTTGACCGTATCCAACACGCCGAAGATGGCGGCGCTACTGAACTTGTAGATGGTGTCTTGGCAACTCTTAACGAGGACCAACAAGAGGCCGTAGCTATTGTAACTGAAGCAGCTGTTAATGAAGCCCTTTCAGCAATGGGAGAAGAAGTAGACGCTCAAATTGATGACGAAGTTGATGCCCGAGTTGGAGCAATTCTAGAAGAACTTGCTGAAGGTTCTGATGAGGATGAAGACGACTCAGACGAAAGTGATGAAATCGAACAATCTGCCCTAGGAGGACAAACTATGCACTACAATGCATTTGAACAATCTGCAATGAACAATGATGATGTTATCCGTCATTCCTTGACAACGGCTCTTGAAGCTGCTCAGAAAACTGGCCGCACAGTTGGACAAGTACTTTCTGAAATGGAAAACGGTGACGTTCTTCAACACTCAATGAACAATATTGAATTGTTGTTCCCTGATCACCAATTACAAAATGGTGTTCAAGTAATCTACTCGCCAAACACTGCAACAGAACACATTCTTAGACGTGTAACTAAAGTTCCTACTGCGTTTGTTAAGTCAATCATGACAGACCTTTCTGACTTGACTGATGAACAACTTCGCGCTAAAGGTTACATTAAGGGAACTGAAAAGAAAGAACAAATCCTTTCATTCCTTTCTCGTAAAACAGATCCTCAAACGATCTATAAAAAACAATCTATTGACCGTGACGATGCAATTGATATCGGTCAACAATTGAATGTTGCAGCATTCTTCAACCAAGAAATGCGTATCAAACTGAACGATGAAATTGCTCAAGCAATCTTGGTATCAGATGGTCGTACAACTGGTGATGCTAACAAAATCAAAGAAGATCGCATTCGTCCAATCACAAAAGACGATGACTTCTATACAATCAAAGCAACTTACAATCCAAACATGCTATTGGATATTTTCCAAACTGTTGCTGAACAAAAGACTAAGATGCTTGGATCAGGTATGCCATCATTGTACATCAACCCGCTATTCTTGACAAAACTTCGCTTCTTGCGTAATAAGAACGAACAATGGGTATTCGGTGGACAACAACCTGCAACTAAAGAATATCTTGCTTCATTGTTTGGTGTAGCTGAAATCGTTGAAACAAACTTCTTGAAACCTGAAGAATTGATCATGGTTAACCTTGCGGACTATCAAATCGGTACTAACCGTGGTGGTGAAGTGAACACATTCGAACACTTCGATATCGACTACAACAAACAGAAATACTTGATCGAAACTCGCTTGTCTGGTGCACTTACTCGCGCTAAAGCAGCAGTTTACTTCAAACCTGCAGCAGGTGCCGCTGCTGGACCTGAAGCTGCTCGTGCAGGAGTTCCTGGAGGATAAGAATGAAGTTCAGCGGTGAAGCTGGTTTTCGATTGAAAGATGTCGAGGTAGAACCTGATGTCTATGAACCACAATTGGTGTCTAAGATCATTAAGGGTGATGTCGTTCAGAATAGATACGGTCGTCAAAATGGGGACAAATCTACAATAGACAACATCACAATTACCAACCAGCTTTCTATCGTTGCCAATCAATTTCTTATGAAACATATTGCAAATCTGCTTTATGTTAAGTTCCAAGGTGTAAAATGGAAAGTTGTATCTTACAACATAAAAGCACCTAGAATTTTTGTGGATTTAGGAGGAGTCTATAATGAGCAAGAGGATGCTTATCCGGGATTGCATTCAGAAAGCAATAGCGAAAACGGGCGAGAGCTATAGTCTCTACTACAATCCCACAGGAAAGACGACATTGTCATATCCTTGTATCATTTACAGGAGAAAAGCAATACGTCAAAGACATGCTGATAATCTTAGATATCATACTCATGAAGAGTATCAGATTACTGTGATCGATAAGCGTGTCGAATCGCCAGTGGTTGAAGCTCTGATCGAAGAGCAATACTGCTATTACAATAGTGAATTCATTAGTGATAATATGAATCACACACTTATAACAATTAATACGGGAGGCTTATCAAATGGCTAAATTAGTATTTGACGAACTTGGGAAACGCTTTTATGAGACTGGTGTCTCTAATGCGGTTCTATTTGTACAAGCAGACGATGGATCATATCCTCGTGGGGTAGCTTGGAATGGTATCACTGCAGCGAACGAATCACCATCAGGTGCTGAATCAAATGACCAGTATGCAGACAACATTAAATACTTATCACTTACTGGTGCTGAGAAATTTGAAGGTACTATCGAAGCATTCAGTTCTCCAAAAGAATTTGATGAATGTGATGGTATGGCAACAATCGCTAAAGGTGTTACAGCACATCAACAAAACCGTAAATCATTTGGTTTCGCATTCAAATCAATCATCGGTAACGATGTTAAAGGTAATGAGTACGGTTACAAACTTCATTTGTGGTACGGATGTAAAGCTGCTCCATCAGAACGCTCACATGCGACTGTGAATGATAGTCCAGAACCACAAAACCCATCATGGAGCATTACTTCAACACCAGTACCTATTCCTGGTAAGAAACCTGCATCCGTTCTAACTATCCGTTCTAATGAAGTCGATGCTGCTAAATTGGCTAAAATCGAAGAGGCTATTTACGGAACAGAATCACGTGATGCATATCTTCCGACACCACAACAAATCATTGCGATGTTGGCATAATTATTAATTAAAAGGGGTATTCACAAATGTTAAAACAAAAAGTAAAGTATGAAGATTTCGATGGAAACATCCAAGAAGAAACATTGTATTTCAACATGACACGTATGGAATTGATTGCTTTGCAATCACGATACGGTAAAGAAGATATGGAAAAATACATTGAAACTCTGATTGCTGATAAAGATCTTGAAAAGATGTATGAACTTCTAAATGATGTGGTTCTTACATCTTATGGTATTCGTTCCGAAGATGGTAAACGTTTCATCAAGAATGATGAAATTCGTGAAGAGTTCCAACAATCGCTTGCTTATGAAGCATTGATCGAAGACTTCCACGACGATAGCCGAAAAGTTCTAGAACAATTTGTATCTGGAATTACTTCTCATATTCGTGGGTTGAAGAAAGCGGAGAATGCTATTCCCGCTCAATGATAGAATGTTATAGGGATGTGTGTTTTTCACATGTCCCTTTATTTTTTAAATTTTTTGAGGTGTGAATATTATGGCGTCTGAGTTTTTGACAATTAAATTAGAGGACGTTGAGTTATATGATGAGGAGACATCTACTTTTATAACTCGACCTGGTAAAGAGGTTACATTTCGTTATACGTTAAGAAACTTGGATAAGTGGGAAACAAAACACGAGAAAAGGTTTATTGACAATTTCGACAATATATCTCCAGAAGAGATATTGGATTTCATTCAATGTATATGTGATGAGTCAATAGATTTAAATGTTCTTACTCAGAAAGACTACGATCAAATTATAGAATATTTGAAACATACACCATCTGCAACAACCATGCCCAATAAGAGTGGTTCTGCAGTCTCTGGTTTTTCTCGAAAGAAAATATTTACATCTGAGATAATTTATGCTCATATGGCATTGAACCATATACCGTTCTCGTGGGAAGATCGTAACTTAAACAAACTTATAATGTTACTTAACTGTGTAGGATCTCTACAAGAGCCTCCTAAGAAAATGACAAGGGCGGAAGCACTGGAAGAACAACGAAGAGTTATTATGGAACGCCGACGTCTACAAGAACAAGCAAAATAATTATATCCATAGGAGGATATTTGATGCGTAATGATTCATCCATCATAGAACATCATGGAATCAAAGGTATGCGATGGGGTCATCGTAAACTAAACTCCATGATTGATAATCATAAAGAGAACCTTCGATATAAGTATCGAAAAGCGGGTTTAAATGAACAACAAGTAGAAGCTAAATTACAGCGTCGTTTAAAAAATGAAAAGCGGTTGGTGAAAGCTGCCGCGGTTGTTGGGACTGCTGCAGCTGCTTATGCACTAAAGAATAAAGTTCAAGATGATTTTATTGGAAGAACTATTAAAAAAGGTAAAATGTTTGATAGTGTTAGCGGAGCTAATAAGATTGATAAATCTAGACCTGTTTATGGAGCATTTAATAAATTAGATAAACTAAAGTATCGTGGTATTTATGGTACTGAAAGAAAAATGCGCTATGGTCAAACATCTGATAATTTATTTACATTTAAAGCAAAGAAAGATATTAAGATTGCCCCTAACAGAGCTGCTAAGAAAACATTCGATAATCTTTATAAAAACGATAAAAACTTTAAGAAGGCTGCTGATGAACTGGGAACAATTTATGGTGGTAAAGCATTTAAAAAGTATGATAAATTTAATATCGGATTAGTTGGTCGTGGTGATAATAAGAACAGTCCACATGCGCAAGCCATTGACAAATTCTATAAAGAACTTAAGAAACAAGGTTATTCTGGAGTTATGGATAGAAATGATAAGAAATTTTCCGGATATAGAACCAAGAACCCGACTATTTTCTTTGATCATAAACATTTGAAAGTTGCTGGTAAGAAGCGATTGACTGATGAAATGATTGAAAAAGATGGTAATAAGGCTCTTCCAATTCTTATTGGTCAAACTTTAGCCAAGCCAGCGGCTGCAATCGCAGCAGCGACTACCTATCGTAAACATAAGAAAAATACGCAAACTCGTCAAAAAGATGAGAAGTATAATAACAAGTATAACAGGAGGGATTAGACATGGGTATTTCAGTATCCGGAGATTTTGGCGGTCTTGAGAAATACCTTAAGAAATCTAGAACTTCAAATCTTGATATGCTTGGAAAGAAAATTGTTGATGCCTTAAAAAAGTACACCCCAAAAGATAGTGGCGAAACTGCTGAATCATGGGGGTATAGGATTACAAAGACTTCTCGTGGTGAAGATTTGGAAATCTATAATAGTAACATCAATGACGGCGTAAACATTGCAATTATACTTCATTATGGTCATGGTACAGGAACGGGAGGATACGTTCCGCCACATCCATATATTGATGACGCTATAAATTCTGTGTATAAAAACGCTATACAAAAAGTATTGGAGGATTATTTGAAATGAACAATGATACTTTAGAACACTTTGGTGTTAAGGGAATGCGTTGGGGTCGTAGAAAATCTGGTACCAAATCGTCTGTAGGTAGCAAACTGAAGAAAGCTGCTATCTATGGAGGAGCTGCTGCACTTACAGGTTTGGCTGCTTATGGAGCATATAAAGGACTTAAAGGTCGATCTAATTATAGTTCTGCAGTAACCAAAATCGTATCTCAACATAAGTCTAAATCCAAAATTAAACCGGATATTGACTATGCTGAGAGTATTCTTAAGAATGCATGGACTAAACAACGTCCTAAAAACTCGACTCCTAACTATGGAGATAAGTTGAAAGACATCTCCAAGAATCTATCAAAATCCCAACAAAAGGTTAAGAAACAGGGTGATGCTATCAATAAAGCTAATGATGACGCTCTGAACCTATTGAAGAATTTAATGAAATAGAAAGGACTTTTAAATGTCAGGATATGTAGACGAAAAAGTTGCAAAAGTCACCCTGGATAATAAAGGATTCTCTAAGAATGCAGATGATACTATATCTGCTTTGGACAAACTTAAGAATGCTTTTTCTAAGGTTAGTGGTAAAGATGCAACAAAAAACATTAGTTCCGATATGGCCGAGATGAATTCAGTTATCTCAACATCAACAACTAAGTCTGAAGGTTTACTATCCCGCTTAAAAGATGTCTTTAAACGCAGCACCGATGGTATTGATATGTCTGGTGCTGGAAAATCTATTGAAAAAATGAATGTCGATGTTGAGAATCGAACTTCTAGAACATCCGATATTCTATCTAGATTGAAAGGAATCTTCCAAAAAGCGGATAACCACGAAGGCTTTCCTAATTCTATAAACTCCATAGATGCTCTTAACAGTAAGGTTTCAGGATTCGATGCTAGCCCATTAGCGGCAGCATTCGAAAAAGCAGCTTCATCTGTTAATAACTCTATGAGTATTATGAACATTGCCGTTGGTAATGCTCTTAGTGGAATGGTCCAGAAAGCGATGAGCTTCACAGGACAATTCTTTAGAGGACCGATGGATGGTCTTGGTGAGTATAAAGATAAACTTGGATCTATTCAAACGATCATGACCAATACGGAATGGGAAATTCCAGATTCAAGTCTCCGAATGCGTAAAGTATCCGGATCTTTACAAGAACTGAATGATTACGCTGATAAGACGATTTACTCATTTGCTGACATGACTCGAAACATTGGTACGTTCACTGCCGCTGGGGTTAGCTTGGACAAAGCTGGAGTTGCTATTAAAGGTATTTCAAACTTGGCAGCAGCATCAGGTTCAAATACACAACAAGCATCTACGGCCATGTATCAGTTATCACAAGCATTGGCTGCTGGTAGAGTTGGTCTTCAGGACTGGAACTCTGTAGTAAATGCGGGTATGGGTGGTAAACTATTCCAAGATAGATTGACTCAAACTGCAGAAAAATTAGGACATGCTCGAGATATGACCAAATCATTCCGTGAATCATTGCACGATGGCTGGTTAACTTCTGAAGTCTTGCTAGAAACTTTGAAAGAATTTTCTGAAGATCAATCTATGCTCGATGCAGCGACTAAAGTAAAATCATTCGGACAATTAGTTGACACAGTTCAAGAGTCTATTGGTTCTGGTTGGGCAACTACTTGGGAATATTTGCTTGGTGGATTTGAAGAAGCTCGTGATATGTGGACCAAGATTGGTCAATTAGTAAACCCATTTTTCGAAGATGCTCAAGGTACATACAAAGATGCTGTATCAGGAATGACTTTAAGTTTGGGTAATTATCGAAATGCGGTATTGAAAACTTGGAAAGACCTTGGAGGTCAACAAAGTTTCTTTAATGCTATCGAAAATACTTTTGCGATTGTCTTCAACTCATTGACAAATCTACGAGCCGGATTCCGTAGTATTATTGGTCCATATCAAGATTCTGCAAAAGCATTATACCAAGTAACTCTTAAATTGGAGGAATTTACTTCCAAAGTTCGTAACTGGCAGGCATTACAAGATACAATGCTAGCGATTGGTAAAGCATTCGGTTCTGTATTTACTGGTGTTTTAAGTGTTATCGGAAATATCGCTAAAGGAATGTCCTCCGTTTCTGGATCCGCAAATGGATTCTTATATATTATTCAGGATGTGGCTCAAGGTATCGAGAAATTCTTTGCCGCATTTAAAACTGAGAAAGTACAGGCCGGATTTGTTAAATTTGGTCAAGCTATCGGTAACGTTCTTGGTATATTCGGTTCATTATTTAGAATAGCTGCTACAGTTGTAACATCGTTCTTTAAAGCATTTTCAGTTTCAAGTGATGGATCTGGATTCTTAGCATTTATGACCTTGCTAGAGAAGGCTACAGGAGCCATTCGTAAATTTGTAGAAGGTATCGAAACCGTTATTAAATCTACAAATCCATTTAAAACCTTATTCGAGTTTTTGGCAGCTCCTGTGAAAGCATTTATTAGTGTTTTTGATAAATTAGTATCAAAAATGTCTAGTATGAATGGTATATCTTTCGATGGTATCACAAATTCTCTGAAGAATCTATTCTCATCGCACAATATTAAGGGCGGGGATGTTCTAGTTAATTCTGTTAAGAACATTTTCACATCTTTAAATAGTGCTGTTAAAGAAGGTATCGGCGAGTTTAAGAAAAATCTATCAATATTTAATCTTTCTGATATATTGAAGACAATGCTTGTTGGATTCGCAGGTTTCAAAGCTTTCAAAGCTTTCAAAATGTTTAAAGGTGGAGATAAAAAAGAAGGTGGATTCTTGGCTCCTATTTTAGACCCACTTAAAGAACTTGTTGAGAAAGGCGATGAAATCGTATCTAAAGTATCTGGTGTTCTGGATGGATTAAAAGATGCTATTAGCTCATTTACTTTAGGTATTAAGGCAGGAACACTTTTAATGATTGCAACAGCTATTACAATGTTAGCTGTGTCAATGAAAGTCCTATCTGGAATGTCCTCTGAAGAACTAGTGCGTGCTGCATTAGGCATTGCCGCTGTTAGTTATATTCTAACTGCCGCCATGGGACGTCTAGCTGGTATGGCTAAAATACCTCCTAGTACCGCTATAAGTATGATTGGGTTCGCATTCGCAGTTCGAATTATGGCAAAAGCGATGCGAGATCTTAGCGAGCTAAGTGCGAACCAAATGATTAAATCTGCCGGTGGAGTTGCGGCTGCTTCTCTTATTTTAGTAACAAGTATGAAACTACTTTCTAAAGTAGGCAAAGTTAAAGTTGGGGCTCTAAAATTAATCGCATTCGTATTCGCAATTCGTCTATTGGTTAAATCAATGGCTGAATTGGCGGAATATGACTATGAGACTTTGAAACGAGCAGTTACTTCAATTGGTGTACTGATGCTACTATTGTCGACATCTATGCGAATAATGAGTGGTATTAAAATTAAGCTGAAGACTCTACTAGGACTATTTGTCTTTGTGAAAGCAATACGATCCTTAGTTAATTCTTTAAGTGCAATTGCCGATATTGCTCCAGATCGATTGGTACCATCTATAAAAGCAATCAGTATCTTATTCGCCGAACTGGTTATCGCATCACAAGCACTACGTGGTGCCAAACCATCTCTACGCTCTCTTGCATCCTTAATCATATTTACATACTCTATAAAAGAGTTGGTGAATGCATTATACGAAGTATCTATGCTGGATCCGAAAGATATGATTACAGGTATTCAAGGTCTTGGATTCTTATTTGGGGCCCTTGTTATTGCCTCTCAGGCATTAAGAGGCGCAAACCCATCTCTTAAATTATTAGCATCATTATTAATCTTTACCTATTCTGTTAAAGAATTAGTGAATGCTCTAATTGATATATCTATGCTCGAATATGATGATATGAAGACTGGTATCATAGGTATGGGCTTTGTATTTACTGCTTTGGTTTCAGCAACACAAGCATTGCGAGGTGCTAACCCATCTCTCAAATCCTTAGCCTCATTATTAGTGTTTACATATTCTGTTAAAGAATTAGTAGACGCTCTAATCGATGTATCTATGATCGATTATAATGATATGCGAGTTGGCATATTAGGTATGGGATTCATATTTACTGCTCTTGTTGCTGCTACGCATGCTCTAAAAGGCGTTAAGGTGAATTTGTCAGCTTTAGCAACTCTAATAACATTCTCATATTCTGTGAAAGAATTAATCATTGGATTGATGTATTTAGCCGAAATACAACCAAACCGATTAGTACCCGCCGTTTTGGCATTAGCAAATGTATTTACATATTTGGTATTAGCTACTCATGCTTTAAAAGGAGCCAAAGTTAATTTGAGTGCATTGGCTTCGCTTATCACATTTGCGTATAGTGCTTCTGAACTTGTATCGGCATTGATAGGTATATCCCATATTAAGCCAGATAGACTAGTTCCGTCTATATTAGCTCTAGGCTCGGTTATAGGAGCATTAACTATTGCTGTCATTGCAATGACAAACATGTCTGGTAATATATTTGGTGCAATGTCTTCTGCATTAGTGTTATTATCATTCGTACCCGTTCTAGTATCTATAGGTAATGTTTTAACCACATTATCTCAAATCTCTTGGAAGGGTATGGTTGTGGCTCTAGGAGGCCTTGTTGGAACCCTTACAATATTACTAGCTGCAGTTGGAATTTTATCCGCAGTTGGTCCTGGAGGATTGGTTGGCGCTGCCACATTACTTCTATTAGCAGGATCATTATTGGCTCTCGCTGTACCATTACAAATATTGGGATCCATGTCGTTACCTCAAATTGGAGCTGCTTTACTAGCTCTTGCAGGAGGTTTGACAGTTCTAATTTTAGCTGGTGCGGGCGCAATGCTTGTCGCTCCTGGTCTGCTTGTATTAGCTGGTGCATTATTAGCATTCGGAGTAGCTGCGATTGCCGTTGGTGCTGGTGTTGCTCTTGCTGGTGTAGGGTTGAGTCTAATTATATTAGCTCTTAAAGAACTCGCTGAAGTTGCTCCTACGGCTTTGGTTGGTGTAGTTACAGCATTGGATATTTTCCTAAAGACATTGGCTACAAGAGCTCCACAAATGGTTAAGAGCTTGGTAGATATTGTCAAGAGTGCCTTGGATGGACTTGTAGAATTAATTCCAAAATTTGTAGATTTCGGATTCAAATTACTATTAGCTCTTATTAAAGGGTTAACTGAAAATGTACCTGCTCTCATGACCGCTGGGGTTAAACTAATAACTGAGATCGGTAAAGCACTTATTGAAAATATGGATGCTTTACTAACAGTTGCTTTAGAAGTCGCAACAGCATTTATTGAAGGACTTGGTAACGCTCTTGTTAGTGTCAAAGACAAATTAATACCTGCATTAAAAGCAACATTTAGTGTGATTGGTGATATTCTATTAACAGTTATTGGCGAAATGCTAGCCCCACTTCTTGCTAAAATAGCAGAAGTATTCGGTCCAGTGTTACAACAGATTGTAAATATGATAACCCAATTGGCACCTGCGTTGACTCCAATTATTGAGATTATCGGAAATGTATTAACAACACTAATCGAGAATCTCCCTGGTATCTTACAGCCAATAGCTGATACAATTAAGGTGTTAGTTGATGGTATTGTAGCTGCTCTAGAAATTCTTGCTCCTGTTGTTGAGACAATTGTAAATGGTATTGTTGAAATTATCAAAACCCTAGCTCCGATTGTACAATCAGTTGTGGATACAATTAAAGCTGCCATAGAAGTACTTGGTCAGATCTTCCAGACGATCGGAGATGTTATCAAAGCCGTCATTCAAGGTATTGTAGATACTATCAAAGCGGTTGGTGGTGTTATTACTGCTATATTTGATGGAATTAAAGGTACTCTTGAAGCAGTTGGAGGAGTATTCGAATCTGTTGGAGCAGGTATTAAGACCGCACTTGAAGGTGTTGGTTCTGTTGTAGAGTCTGTGGGTAATGCTATTAAGACTGCTCTTGAGGGAGTCGGTAAAGTATTCGAATCTATTGGTAATGCAATTAAATCAGCATTAGATGGTGTAGCCAATATTATTCGTTCCTTTGGTGATGCTGCTAAGAGTGCGGGTGAAGGATTTAAATTATTTGGTGAAGGCGCTCAACTGTTATCTGAACATGGTTATGGCGCCGCAGGAGGTATTGCTGCTGTTGCTGGTGCTGTGGCCGGTCTAGGCGGTTCTGCATGGGCTGGTAACTTACAAGGATTTATCCAAGATATTGAGAATCTAGGTAATGCTATCAATAACCTCGGGGGAGCTTCTGGTAACTTGTTGATTCTCGCTGGAGGTATGGCACAATTACAAGGATCTATTGGAACTATCTCTGGTACGATTCCTAGTGTTAATAGCGCATTTGAATCATTAAGTGGAAGTCTCGGAACTATTTCAGGATCTATCGGTCCAGTGGCTAGCGCATTCCAACAATTGGCAACACCAATTCAACAGTTACAAGGAAGTTTAACAATTGTTGCTGGAGCATTCATGCTATTTACAGCACAAATTGGAGGAGTCCAAGCTTTACTTGATGGAATTGTTAACAGTTTCACAAACATTCAAAATGGTGTCACTTTGGTGGGAACTGCTATTGGTTCTTTACCAACATCATTCGATTTATTCAATGCATCTCTAGGAAATGTTCAAACAACCCTAACAAACTTCGGAACATCACTAACAGATTCTGCTACTGGATTTGGTAAGATGGGAGAAGCTGCTACATTGGGAATGACAGCTATGAATGATGCTGTTTTAAATGGAATGGTTATCGTACAAGGTACTATGACAACATCTATTGGTCAATTGGCACAAGCAGTTACTGATGGATTTATATTAGTCCAAGATGCAACAACAAACTCAATGAATACCGTTCGAGATGTTGTGTCTCAGAACATGGACACTGTGATGGGTACCATTAAAGCACGAATGACCGAAGTTGCGAACCAAATGTCAAGCTCATTGGATCAAGTTATGAGAACGGTTACAGATTCTATGAGTCGAGTGTCTTCAACAATTCAATCCAATATGTCCCAGATCAATAGTAATATCCAAAATTCTACTAGCCAAATAAAAGGGACGTTTGATCAGTTTGCATCAAATGCACAAAATACCATCACACAGATGATGTCTACTATTAATAGTAGCATCCAAAATGGTATGAATACTGCGAAGTCAACTGTTGATAGTAACATGAATAGTATCATGTCAACTATTTCAGGATACAATGGCACTGCTAAATCTAATGGATACAATGTTGGTTGGTATATTTCTGCTGGTATTGCAGATGGTATTTGGGCTAACGTTGGTTCAATTGAATCTGCTGCTCAACGAATCATCAATAAAGCCAATGAAGCAGCTAGAGCTGCCGCTCAAATTCATTCACCATCAAGATTATTTGCAAAATCTGTTGGTAAGTATATCCCTCAAGGGATTGTTATGGGTATTGATAAAGAGATGCCTAAGTCAATCCAACAAATGCAGGATACATTTAAGAATGGATTTACTGCAGCTGCTGATGATGCTGTAAAACACGGAAATGCAATGGCAGAAGCTGTTGCTGGCGCTGTAAACCAAGTTGGCGATATGTTGGATGTTGCCGTTGATGACATGAACTATACTCCAACTATTACTCCGGTTATTGACTCATCTAATCTAGATAAGTTCAAACCAAAAGATTATGGATTGAATCTTGGATCTGCCACTCGAGTGCCTACACCTGTGTATTCACCAGGAAGTAGTACTGGTCAAACTACAACCGTTAATACTGATAATTCTACAAAAGAATACAATATTAATGTGTCTGTGGATAACGGTGGACATCCAATTAATCCTAAAGAACTTGCAAAACAAGTTCAAGAACATATGAAACAATTCGATGATGAAAATCGAAGAGGAAGAGGCGAGGAGGTACTCTGGTAAATGGTGATGAAACCTGGTTATTTTTCGTTCAACGGATTAGACTCCGAAGAACACCATATCTTTATCCAGGATCGACCAGATATCGTAGCCCCAAAGAGACGGGTCTCTTTTATTGCACCTAATGCGTTCGAAGGAGAGTTGGCTTATGACGATGACGGTTATGAGCCAACCGAATTCGAGCTTAAGTGTTTCTACGATGGTCGCAAACATAAAGATAATCATATTGCACTATCAGACGCTCGTAACGATATCTATACATTCTTTAATCAAGGTGTTGGAGAATGGGTAGTATTTATACCATATTTCGATGAAAATCATGAGTATATGGTAATATTAACTGAGCTTACTTTTGAAAATAAGTATTACTATGAAGGATGTATTTCGTTCACGGCTAAGTTGAAGTGTCAACCATACAAATACGTGAGAAATTCTCCTGAAATTAATGTTTCTAATGGATATTTGTTAACAAATCCAACACAATACATTGCTAGACCGCTTGTGTCATTTACGGGTGTGTATGGACAATTGGATATTCGTATTGGTGATCGAACATTATCCTTAAGAAATCTTAATAGAGAAAATATATACATTGATTGTGAGACGTATTCTGTTTACGCGAAGGATCGTAGTCTTATTACTAACTTCAATAACAAGACTATTGGTAAAGATTTCTTTGTTCTTTATCCAGGTAAGGATCCACGAAATCGATTGACGATTACAAAACCAGATGGTGCTGCTCCACAATTGATAAAACTTAAACCGAACTGGAGGGTTCTTGTATGAGACCTATTTTATACGAACAAGATGAGACTCTGTTTCGTACTAATGGTATAGGCATCCTCCATGACGCGGAGGAATGTAAAGTTACCGAAGCTCGAAATGGAAAATTTGAGTTAGAAATGGTTTACCCACTCCAAGGGGAGTGGATGACCGAGATACTTCAAAATCGGTACATTTTGGCTAGACCAAATGACTACGATCAACCACATGCTTTCCGTATTTATGATACGGCAGTGGATTTGGCGGCAAACCATGTAACTGTTAAAGCCGTCACCATCACTGATGAGTTGTCTGGGGTGTTGATTAAACCGTTTTCAACACCATATGCAGTTATTCCTCAAGCAGCATGGCCTCGTATCCTTGAAAATGCTACCTCAAGAGTACGATATAGATTCTGGTCTGACATAACTGAAATAGATCATCAATTTGTTGTGTCCGAGGCGCGCAATCTTTTATCTGTTATTGCTGGCGAAGAAGACTCCATGGTGTCATTATATGGCGGTGAATTGATTAGAGATAACGTGCAGATAACACTCCGAAGAAGACGAGGTCATGATCACGTAACAACCATTCGCCCACGTAAAAATCTTAAAAATATTAAGATAACCACAAATATGAATGGTAAGTATACACAGATACTACCATATGCCAAATATACGCCTGAAGGAGAAAATCAAGAGGAACAAATCGTATATGGTGATATTATTACATCAGATCATTATGATGACTATGCTGTAAAAAGAATTATAGCGGTGGACTTATCCAAAAATTTTAATGATTATAAACAACGCCAAAAATCTGCCCGAAAAGAACAACTAAGGGCGGATCGAGAAAATAATCGAAGAATTGATTCGGAACGTCGACACGCCGCAGAAGTTCAAAGGGAAAATCTAGAAATTGAACGAGAAAATGCTCGCGAACAAGCATATGAAAATCGTAAGATGGCTAGAGCTTCGGCAAGAGTTGCTGCTAAAGAAAAACGAGATGCCGCTAAAGCGGCTCGTGAAGCTAATAAAGGTATTAAGAAGACAAAAGCACAACGTGCTGCCGAAGCCGAAGCTAGATACCAAGCCAGAGAAGCTGCATATCAACAGAGAGAAGCAGAACGTGACGCGAAGTATCGTCAGAAAGAAGAGGAACGTAGACAAAAACGCGCCGCTGCTAAACAAGCAAAAATTGACAGAAAAAATGCTCGTGATGCAGAAAGAGAACAACGAAAAGCGAACCAAGCAGCTATTAAGGAGAACACAAAAATTGTTATTACTAGCTCTATGGTAACATCAGAAGCTTCAAAATATTTTGACGAACATCCGGATGTGGATGTTCCAAATATTAAGATTGAAGTAGATATGATTCCTCTACAAGACACCACTTCTTGGGAACGATCTATGCTGAGAAGTCTGGAAAGAATTCAATTATGCGACACTGTTGATGTCTACATTCAAAAAATTGACACAGATGTTTCTGTTATGGTAACAGAAATTGAATATGATGTCTTAAGTGAACGAATAACTAAAATTGTTGCCACTTCGGATGGGAAGAATCCAACCTCTTTTGCCGAGTCGCAAAGAGCCGAATGGAAAGATGTTACTCAGAAAAATAACCAAAGTCTAATGTATAATATCGATAACTCTATAAATAAAGTTATGATGACACTAGATGGTAAAAACCAAAACTTTTATGGTCCTGATGAACCCCCAGCGGATATGGCTAAAGAAAATGATATGTGGTTTAAAGATGCTGGTGATGGCGAAACTGACATGTATCGTTTTGATGGTACTCAGTGGATACTTGTAATGCCTCATAATTTCGGTGAACAACTTGATAGTAAAATAGATGATATTCGTAACGAAATTAAAGAAGCACTTGACCAATACGAGGAAAAAGAAGATGATTTACGAGACGAAATGGATAGTATTTCAAATGATACTCTATCTATAGTAGACGACTTCGTTTCTGAATTTGATGAAACCATGGCGTTGGCTAAATCCGATCTAGATACCGCGAAGCGCAATTTCGAAGCGGCCAAAGCGGATTTCAACAATAAAATTGCGGATTTATCCCAAAAGCAACTCGCAGATAAAGTCGCAATTATTCAACAGACTCAACGAGATATTCGTCAACTACAAGATGGTATTACGGAGAAATACAATAATCTTCGAATTGGTACTAACAACTTGATTCGTAATAGTATCACAATGCCACCTACTGATTTTAGAGGATGGACCGTTGCTAATGGAGAGACATTTAGATTGTATTCAAAAGATTTAACTGTGTTGAAGATCAACTCAGCATCTCGAGTAGCATTATCTTTAAATCCTCCCGAATCTAATATGGTGAAATTGAGACCAAATCAAGATTACATTTTCTCATTCTATGTGAAATCTTCCGGCGGTGGTCAAGTTGTTTACCATAGTCGCTCCGCTACTGATATGAAGTTAATTGCGTATGATCCATCTTTTAACAACGGATGGAATGTCACTCGTGATTGGGAAAGACACTGGGTTAAATTTAGAACGCCTAGTAACTTGTCAAATCCTAATGCTGTTCTTGGTATTATCAACAAAGATAGTGGATCGAATACGATTTATACTGCTGCGTGGCAATTGGAAGAATCTCATATTCTGTCTGATTGGCATCCTAATGATACTGATTTAGAAGAAGTTATTGGTGAGTATAAACGATTGATTGATCGGAATCTTACGACGCTTCAAACGACTGTTGGTAAATTAGGTGAGAATGTCACAAACGTTAAGACCTCTATAGATCAGACAAATAGACAGATTGAACTGAAAGCTCGGGAAATCACCAGCTTGCAGGGTAAAATGACTCAAGCAGAAGCCACATTACAAGCTCTTCCAAATCAAATTACTGCTAAAGTAAATACTGCTAAAGAGGAAGCTTTGAATGGTGCAAAGAGTTACACCAATGCTCAAATTCAAGTAGCTGAAGGATCTATTGCTCAACGTATTACATCTAATTTAACTGGACAAGTTAATGGTATTATTTCGTCAAGTATTACTCAAACGAATGGCGCCATTCGTCAAGCTATTGCTTCAGCTACTGAGAATGCTGTTGGGACGGCTAGAACAAATGCTCAAACAATTGTGAATACGGCCATCGATGGTATTCGTACAAATATCCGTCAAGTGGAAAACAAGATACCTAAGAAATATGGTGGACGTAACTATCTACAAGGGACAGATAAGACTCGTCATTCTGGATCTTATACGTTGAACTCTAATGGGTATTCTGTTATTTTTGGGTATAATACCGTTGGCAATAAGACTCTTAGAGAATTGGGTATTCCTCAAAATGCGAAATTAACACTTCAATACACTGTTAAATTTGCATCAAATGTAACAAACGCTAGAGTTATGCCCGAGTTATATACGGATGATGGTGCCTATTTGATGGGTATTACTGGTGTTGTCCCCGATTATCCGTCACCTACAGAAATGAATCTCAGCGGGTCTAATCCAACATTCAGAATTGGTTATATTACTCTTAACGATAATGCTTGGAACCGTTGCAATCAGATTCGTTTCCGTGTAGACCGGTCAAACAATGTACCGTTTGAAATCACTCAATGTATTCTATATTCTGGTGATATGGTGATTGACTGGGTTAGTGCTGTTGAAGATACTTTCATTGAGAATGGCGGTACAAATCTTCTTAAGAATGGTCACTTCATGAAGGGCATTCAAGAAAATCAAAAGGTAACTACAACACATTGGGACATTCAAAACGCCACAGGATTTAACTACAACTATGATCATGGATTTAACAACTTTAAACGTAAAGGTATTATCCATGCGTATGGTACGCCTAGTGATTGGTCTTGGCTTGGACAATGGGTTATGGAACCCGTCAAAAAAGATGAACCACTAACCTTATCTCTAGATGTAGCAATGGATGGATTGAAAGATGCAAATAAAGACGCAATTAAACTGGAAGTATTTGGTTATTATATGGATGGAACCAATGAGGTTCGTGAAGGAGTGGCTTCGATAGTAAGGGGAACACATCTCGAATTGGCGGGAATTACTGCTGGTAATCGTTATATGCGTCGTATTGGTAGAACCCTCATAGCAAAACACGACTATCATAAGATATATGTAAAGGTCACCTTTACACCAGCCATCTTGGTTAATTTGTATATCACACGAGTTCAGCTTGAACGTTCTAAAGTTGTGAATGACTTTAAGGAACATCCAGAAGACTTGGATATTACAACTAATGCGAAGTTTCAAGCTGTTGAACAAACTCTTAATATGTATAAGAGGACTATAGGTGAAACTGAGAATGGGGTTGCTACAAAAGTGGCACAGATGGTTATGACTAACCAATCATTCCAAACAACAATCACCAATGCTTCATCCGCAAGCACAAACTTAGTTCTAGATACCGAAAACTTTGCAGGAGCCATTGCAAACTTTGTACCAGGAGCAAATGATCGTTATCGAGGAGATTTCCCTGGAGTTTATGGTAAAAATGAGTATATGATGTCCATTCCAAAATCTTCTGGATTTACAGGATGGAGTGTTGTATCATTACCAGTCGCCATGTCACAGGTTAAAAGAAATGAAAGTTATACAGTTTCTTTTAAAATCAAATTCGAAACGGCGCAAGATACTCCTAATAAGAGTCGTTATTTAATTGCTCTTAAAAATCATACTTTAAATAAAACACCTATGGTATTCCATGATACTAGGGCTAATGATCCTCGAACAGGATCTAACAATCCATTCACAGATTGGGTCACTGTCAAGAAAACAGTCACTCCAAATGAAGATGTCGCTTTAGAATCACCTGGTCTATTACCATTTATGATCGCTATTGAGAATACTGGAGTTATCCATATCAAAGAAATCATGATGGTTAGGGGTACTGTATCGAATGAATACACCCCAGCAACTGGTATATCGTCAACTATTGTCAAACAATTGAGTAACTCGTATGCCGTTCGTGTCTTATCTGGACCTAACTCATTAGCAACCGAAATCAACGCAAATCCTAATGGTGTGCGTATCAAAGGTAAAAATATTGAGATTGATGGAAATACTCATATTACTAATGGTGTTATTGATAACGCTATGATTAAAGATGGGGCTATTAGCAACGCTAAGATTGCTAATGCTACTATACAAGGCGCTAAAATAGCTAGAGGGTCTATAGGATCTGCTGAAATTGGGGAAGCTGCTATAGAGACCGCACATATTAACAAAATTAATGCCAATAAAATATATGGTATGACAGCACAGATTGAAGATTTGGAATCACTCAGGGCTCGACTTAAATCTATTTGGACTAGCGGTATAAATTTCGATGGAGAATTCGAAATGTCTTATTCGAATGGTTCTATACGTTTCAATACGCATAAAAATGAGAGAGGATGGGGTTACTCAAATTCTCTTAGTGATTACTTTGCGTTAAGACTAAATGGTGTTATGTCATCGCCCACACGTCTAAATGGAGCAACGTCAAATAGTGATCGTTATATTCCAGTTATGACCAATTATGGCAGACATGATCCAATAAGTGGTGTTGAATCTGTTAGATTTATAGGTATAAGAGAATCTGCATGGAATAAATATCCGTGGGTATATTTTGTTACTGGTAGGGATACAAATTCGGGTTATCCAAACATTTATTCATTACCATTATTGGAGTATACAAATGACCATATTGAAAGAGATGGTTTGGGAGGAGAATCTTTAAGATATTCTAATAAAAGCTGGTGGGATATGGTTAATAACCAAAATTTATAGAAAGGTCCAAATATGGATAAAGAAACTGAAAAATTTATAATGAATATGACGCAAAAAATGTCAATTCTACTTATTGAAAATATCGAATTACAAACAAAACTAGATATAGCAAATGAAAAAATAGAGTCTTACGAACAACAACATATTGAAAATGTTATTGCATCACATGAAGAAAAAATGGAAGGAAAATAAAATGGCCGAAAGTTTTAAAATTAGATCACATTATCCAACATATGATCAAAATGGAAATATTAAAAATACGGTTTTTGAATTGTATACCGCGAGCCCAACTAATTTGATCACTGTTATTTTAGATGGTGATAATAGAATTCAAAATCCTATTGAGGAACCTGATTATATCAATAAATGTATGCGTCAGTTCCACAAAACTTATTTCGCTGAATGGGAAGTCCAAGAAACTGCGAAGAAAGTTGATGCTCTTGAAACGTCTATTCGTACCTCACAAGAAGAAAACAAACGTCGTGATGACTTTATCGAAGCCATGGTTCTCAATACAATCATGTCTGACAATGTTCACTATGGCGTTGTCTATAAGAAACTTGCAGCACTTCTTCCTAAACTTCAAGTTGGTAAAACCTATGAGCGTAATGAAATTGCGACATTTTTGGATGAATCTCATACTGAGGTTGCTGAAGAAGGTAAGCTGGTTATTGTTCAATTTAATCAAGAAATGGTCTATAATGGCGAACCTCTATCCTCATTTATGAATGACGGAGAATGGGGTCAAAATGGTAAAGCAATTGCTTGGCCATTCAAAATTTCGTAATTTAAAGGAGACTATATATGTATACTAATACTGTACGATTACCTTACACTTTATGGTATGATGGGCATGATAAGATTTTCCGAATGGATATGTCTACAATTCTTCCAGAAAAACACTATGAAGATGGTAAAAAATATGTCGGTAAGATTCGTAATGTACAAGTAGGAGGATATAAAGTCGATGGTGATATTCAACCACCTCCTGATGGGAACTATAGTTATCTAGAGGTAACCGAATTTGCTACTGCTGTTTATAATGAACAAAAACATTATGTTGACATCACGTTAAAATCTTTCCCAAGTTTCAATGCAGATGGAGAAATTGCATTATATATTGATTACGAATTAGCTAAGGATATTGAAGAATACATTACTGATTATTCTTATCAAAAGAAAGAAGTCACTATCATCATTCCTATTCGATCTCATGAAAATCCATCTAAGGATCCTGGACGATTTAATAATGGTATTGGAATTGATAAGATGGATGTTCGAAACGGTTTTGCGTATACTGTAGGAGCGAGTGAAGAGCCTGTTGTATTTAGTTTTGAGTTAATTGAGCGTGATATAACAGATGAATTTATCACAAACGGTCAAGCTCTGGATATGGTTAAAAATAAATCCATTGAAAGTGCTAATTTAGTCGCAAACGATTCTGGTTTGGGACTTTCTTTGAATTATAAATCATATGATCCAATTCCATGGGAGACATTACAACAACATCTTGGATCTGGTTCTAATTCTACAGAATACGTTCCGCCTACACTGGACGAAATTATTAATAGTTGGTATAATGCTGATAACTCACGAAAATCGGATTTTGCAAACGCTGTGGGTTCTAAAATGACACTTAGTGTTAGTGAGAATTCGACAAAAGATATTGATGTATTTGTTGTTCAAGATGTTATGACTTTAAATGGTCAACCTACTAAATCACATAAGTTATTATTCACAATCCCACGTTCACTCCTTGGGGGTGCATCAATTGATGTAGATTCTTTAAAAAGAGAAATATACTCTAACATTGGTAAAAATATTAATTATACTGATTTATATTACATTCTTACAGCATTTTCAAATCCTGAAGATCACACATATGCTCAAGATATAATCACAGCACTATTAAATAACTATTTCCAATCGGATGAATATTATTCTCAACATCCAGAAGAACTTGAGAATGGTTTTGGTAACAAACTGATTAACCATACGACAAATCTTCTTGATAAAATTACAACGGATGCCACAGACCGTGAGAAAGCTGGAAAACTCTTCCAGAAACTTCTTGACGCAGAGACATTGAATGTTGTTGAGCAAACAGATGGATATGAATTGAGTTACTCAGGTGATGTAAATAAGGTTCTTGTTAAGATTCCTAAACAAGCCATCACAGTTAGCCAAGAAGCACTCACTGCTGCATTGACAGAAAATGTTGTAACCGAGACTATTAAACCTACTTTGGACAAATCGTATTATTCTAAGCAAGAAGTAGATCAATTAATCCAACAACTCAAACATGAATTGATGTCCGAAGACCACGGCGAAGAACATCCTCAACAATAAGGATAATCTCGAATGAAAAAATCGGAAATTATTTTATGGGTTATCAGCATACTCTCATTTGTGGGTGTGCTAACCCTTTTATTTTTAGTATTAACATTGATGAATCATCTTGCAGAGTATAAAGGACACTATTATGAACTGCTAGATATAATCAGTCAATTGAACAACAAAATTCACTATCCCGGAGGATAAACCTATGATCATTATTAACGAAGATACTCTAATCCACACTGATTCTTCATCAGATGTCATTCAACACTTTGGTGTTAAGGGTATGCGTTGGGGACAAAGAAGAGTTATTTCTAATCGAGGAGCTGCTAAAGCTCAGAAAAAGATTAAGAAGTTGAACAAACGTTTGACTGATACAATGGGTAATCGTTTTAAAAATGAATTATCTGTAGCAGTTCGTTTTGGTAATGCACTAGATGGTCATTATCGCCATATCGAAAATGCTCGTAAACTTGAGAAAAACCAAGCGAAACTTCTATCGAATAAGAAAAACATCTCGTATAAAGATGCTCTTAAAGAGGTTCGTAAACCAATTTATGGGGAGGCTTATAAATCTCAAGAACGTTACGAAAAATCTAAAGAGAAATATGGTAAGAAAGACCCTCGTACCAAACGTGATAAAGCCGTATGGGATTCTAACCACTCATTAGCATCATTCCAAGATCAAGTTAAGAAATCTGGACATTATGCTCATGAAAGCACGATAACTAATGGTTATATTAATAAATTATATAACGATGGTGTTCGAAGCAGCCAAAAAGCTCAACGATTTAATGCCCTCGCAAAACAAGCAGGATTGAAAGGATAAACCTATGATCATTATTAACGAAGATACTCTAATCCACACTGATTCTTCATCAGATGTCATTCAACACTTTGGTGTTAAGGGTATG